TTACCAATTTAGGTTTTCCGTCTCGTCCGCCTCCATGAGCCCCCTGTATTTATATCCGACGATCATTTCGGCCCATATTTTGAGGCTGTCGCGGGGGCGTGCGCCTTCGAGTTCAAACACTGCCTCTTCGACGCCGGGGGCCCAGGAGGGAATATAATCACTAGGGTTTGGTGTTACCATTCCGGGAGTACGCCCGTCCGCGCACGGGCGCTTGAGCTTTATTGTAATCATTTTAAAAATATCGGCGGCTCGCATATACTCATCAACATGATTATTCGATACAAGCTCCGCGGCGAGGAACCGACAACCATAGACCTCGCTGGATTTAACGATTTCCGGGTATGGCTACACGACCTCGGGGCAGGGGACGACGTGACCGCGCCGGACATCCTCGCCCGATGGGCCGTACTCTATCGCGAGCTCGCCGATCCTGATTTTCGGCCCCGTTGCATAGGACTATCGCGGGTCAAATTCGGGGCAGAGATAACACTACTCGGCGGCGAAAAAAACCGAGAAATCGTATAGAAATCGCTTGCATATACCGCCATATAGCGGTATACTCTCCTTATGGTGATTGAAAGAGATCACCGAATACCTAAGATCGCCGCCGGGGCACCGGATGAGCGGCAAGGAGAGAACGATGCGAGAGTCAAGAGAGAACAGGGCGGAGCGTCTAGCAGAGCGGGCGGCGAAGGTCCAGCGTGAGGCCAACGCATCCTTTAATCGCGGTCACGAAATGGCAAGTATTATCCCGCTAGGGCAGCCAATCCTCATCGGGCATTACTCCGAGCGCCGGGACCGCAGCTACAGGGCCAGGATCGACACGCAATATCGCCGCTCCGCCGAGCTATCCAACTATGCCAGCGACCTCGAGCGCCGATCCCGTGCCGCGGCGACGAATGACACCATATACGCCGATGCGCTGGACCCCGTAGCCGAGATCGACGCAAAGCTCGCCGCCCTCCGGGCCAAGCGCGAGGCTATCAAAGCTCGCCCGCATCAATCATACGAGCTATCTAACCTCGGCGCTAATATCCGCCGGTACGAGGCTCGCCGCGAACAACTCGCCGCCCTGAAATCGTCAGCGCGCACCGAACGCCAGGTCGGCGATATTACCGTGATCGAGGATCCCGAGCTTGCCCGTATCCAGCTTGTTTTCGAGGGCAAGCCCGCGCCCGAGATTCGCGACGTACTCAAACAGCACGGGTTCAGATGGGCGCCCTCCGTCGGGGCATGGCAACGTCAGCTTAACAACGCCGGGCGGTATGCTGCACGTCAGGTGCTAGAGAAGCTAGCACAGTAAGAATAAGGGGCCTCCGGGCCCCGCATAACCTAAGATCGCCAGCCCCCAGGGCAAGGCGGCAAGGAGAGAATATGTCGATTATACACGCCGAGGATCAATTCAAACGCGCCAACCCCATACAAGAATTTGCGGTAACGGCCGCGTCCGCGATTCTTCAAGAGCTCGATCGCGCTATCGCGCAACGAATCGAGCCGGCGTCTCCGGCCGCACCGCCCCTCCCGGCCGGGGTAACGAAAACCGGCGCCGCGGGCGCTGCCCAGGCGATCCGGGCCGAGCTTCGGGCGGCCTATCCAGGTATCAAATTCAGCGTTACGTCTGAGCGTTTCGCGGGCGGCGATAGTGTCAGTATTCATTGGACCGACGGCCCGTTGACCCGCGAGGTCGAGCAGATTGTCAGTCGGTACGAAATGGGCCACTTTGACGGCATGACCGATATGTACGAGTATGACAATCGCGACCCGAACTTACCCCAGGCGAAATACGTGTCGGCCGAACGCTCGCATAGTCCAGAGGCTAAGGCTCGCGCGAGATCCGAGATCGAAGAGCATTACGGGATAGACCTCTCGGACGAGCGAGCTATACGAGATAAATTCAACCAATGGCCCGATAGCATGATACGCTCACGACTCGAGCAAACGGGCAATTATTTTTAATATTCGCTTGACAAACCGCCATATAGCGGTATAATAGATTGTGGCGATCGTATGATCGCCAACCACCTAAGCGCGCCAGCCTCCAAGGGGCAAGGCGCCGAGGAGAAGACCATGAAGACCACCCTGAAAATCGAATCGGGCCGCATCCGCAAGCAGTACCCCGGGCAGACCAGCGCGCAGCCTGTCGTCGCAGATATCTCCGCCGACGGCGAGGTCTACGTCCATTACAACCCCGAGATCGGCAACGCGGTCCCGATGGATATCGGCCACGGGATCCGCCGACGGATCACGCTCCCCGTCACGACTAAGGCCCAGGCCCGCGCATGGTATCAACTCAATAAAACTGACCTCGAGGCTCTCGTCGCGGGCATGGGCGAGCGATGGGACGGTAATAATACCGTCGGCACGCTAACCGAGGACGCCCGCGCGGCCCTCGACGCCCTCGAGTATGACGTCTACGCCAACGCTGACGAGTACAATCGATAACCTACCAAGCCCCGCTCCGGCGGGGCTCTCTTAATGCGGGGAGCCGGTCCCAACCCCGGCGGCGGATGCAGAGGGGGAGGAGTAACAATGGCCGAAAAGACCAGTATCTATGTCAACGAAACGCTATCTACGCGTATCGCCCCGATTCTCAAGCGCCTCGCGGCGGCCGAATCTGACAAGCCCCGCGGGATCTCGGCGGCGATTACCCTTGTAGCCGATCGGTACGGCTCGCTCATGGCCCGCGAGCGCCGTGCCCTGCGCGACCTGTTCAACAAAAGCGAACGGAATCTTATGCTCAGTAACGCGCTATCCACAATATACGAGCCGGCCGATATAATCCCTGGCGCGGTGCTTGCGGATACCGAAGACGAAGAAGACCACGTTTTCGAGGTCGACGGCATAGACCGCGCCGCGCTACTCGATAAGCTCCGCGGGCTGAATCTAGGCCAGCAATACGCGCTCGTTGACTGGCTCGAGGAAATGCGGGCGAACCTTAACCCTGAAAACTAATGAACCTCTCCGGCCAGCGCTTCGGCCGCCTCCTTGTCATCGAGAAGACGGCCGAGAAATATAAAACTGAATATCTCTACCGATGCCAATGCGATTGCGGCGGCGAAAAGCTCGCCAGCTCATCGCTCCTGAAATCCGGGGTTATTCGTTCCTGCGGTTGTCTCCAGGCTGAGAGTCGCCTACACGACGTAACCGGCCAGCGGTTTGGGCGCCTCGTCGCCATAGAGGCAACCGGGCGTATCGAGGCGGGGTCGATGGTCTGGCGCTGGCGGTGCGATTGCGGAAACTTGATCGAGGCGAGGCTCAAGACCGTCAGTAGCCATTGCCGGGTCTCCTGCGGATGCGCCGCCCGAGAGCAGAAAAAGCGACAGGCGATCGCCGCGCAAGAGGGCTGCGGGCGTATTGACGGGACTAACATATCGAAGCTCCGTGCGATGACACCCGCCAGCAATAACACGTCGGGCCGGCGCGGCGTGAGCTACCACGCCAGAGTCAGGAAGTGGCAAGCACGGATTATGTTCAAGGGAGTTTCGTATAACCTTGGGTATTACGAACAGAAAGAAGATGCGGTCTCCGCTCGGGAGCGTGCCGAATCGATGATGTACGAGCCATTTGTCGAATGGTATGAAGCGGGGCAAGTAGTGCCCGGCGATGGCCAGTCGCCCCGCACCGCCGGAGTATAAATCCCACATTTACACTTCAATGTGTAAAATCGGCTAAAGTGTAAAAAAATAAATCTAACCACCATAACGGATTACACACTTTTACACACATAACGCCGGAAACGACAGGATATAATACATATATACACGACTACGTTTACTACCTTTACTAGGCTTACTACCTAGCAAAGGGAGTAAACCTAGTAAACCTAGTAAATGAACCTCGCCATGAATACTATCCCGTTTTAAGTGTAAAAGAGTAAAATATAATAATAATAATAATAATATAATATATTATTATATATTATATATATACTTATTTTCTTTACACTTTATTTTACACTTCGATTTTTTCAACTTACCAGACGTTAAGGCGTAAACTGTCAAATTAAGCCGCTCCGGCCTGAAAAACGCTTGGCTCGACTATACGTTTATCCGTCCGTTCGCTCACAATCTCCGCATGGACGACTTCCACGCATCGACTGATATGCGAGCCCTTGAAAAAATGTTTCTCATCGCGCCAGCAGAGACTCGCAAGGCTACGGCGAGATTTCTTAATGACGAGGCGTTCGCAGACAAGACGCTATCCGAGCGCGTATTGTCCGAGCGGTATATCGTGAGGAATCGTGCATTCGTCCGGGCCATGCTACGCGTAGAAAAAGCCGATCCTGCGAGGCCGCCCTCGAACCAGGTCGCCATAGCAGGGTCAATTCGCACGAACAGATTTACCGGATGGGCTGAGGTCATACCAGGCGGACCGGATCCCGAGCGCAACCGGACGCTAGGCCTCAATGCACGCGGGGGAGACTCTACTAAAAAAGCGCTCCAAGGTAGCCGCCTGCTATCAGGGCTCACATTCGAGAGGCCGTCGAACTACGACGAGATACCCGAGCGTATGCGCATACCCGCTATGATATCGATACTAGCCAGGTGCCCCGACTATACGGCAGATGGCAGGGGTATGTTCATCATTCAGGGCGGCAACTGGGTACACGGGCTCTACAAGTTCAAGAACAAGGGGCAGGTGGCTAAGTGGCGCAAATCTCGCAAGGGTGCCTATACCCTCGTGGACAAGAGGGACACGGCTACCTACGACAGGCCCGCGGTGCAGCGCGTGCAGACATTCGACAAGGCGCCCAAGGGGCAGCAGTTCAACTGGCCTCAGATCACTATCGATCGTCTCAAGGTATGGTTCAATCCTCTCGATACATGGGCATCATACTTCGGGGAGATCGTGCGCAAGGCTAATAATAAATAATTATGTTAATAAAAAGGTACTGTGCGGCAGGGGGTGGCCGGTGAGGGCGTCATGTCGCGGCGCCCTTTAAACACCAACTGCCAGACTTTTGTAACATTGTAACATTAGGGGCTTGCGTCTCCATAGTTACAATGTTACAATGTTACACGTATGGCAACGATCAATGCGACACAAGCTGAAAAACTCTACGGTACACCACGGATGACGATTCGCCGATGGATAAATTCTGGCAAGCTCCAGGCCGACAAAGCCGGGTATTTCGAGCCCGCCGACCTCGAGGCATGTCTCGATAAAAAGCGCCCGCACGCGACCAAGGCGGACAAAGCGGCGGCAACACCCGCGGCCCGTAAGGCCCCGCGGCGGCAGGCCCCGAGCGCTCCGGCGACGGATCCCGATATCATAGACCCGGCGTCCATCGGGGCGCGGGCGCCGGCAGCGAGTAAACCCGGCGGCACGGTAGGGGCTTCGGCAGGTCGCGAGGCGGCGCGCGCCGGTGCAGATCAAATCGCTATCGGTAAGCAGATCGATAACAAGCTCAAGTACACCAAGGGCCAGATCGAAGAGCTGAAGCTCATGATGATGCTTAAGCAAGTGCTGGATTATAACGCGGTCTCGTCCGCGTTTAGCCTGTTCGCCTCCGCGCTCGAGGAGCAATTCGGGGCATTCGACGAGCGCGAGGGGGCGGCGCTTCATGCCTTGGCCCAGAAGGCGACCGTATCAGAATTCAACGCCGAGCTCCGCGACAAGATCGAAAAAGCCCGCAGCTCAATGCTGGCGCTAATCAAAAAAGAGCTGGCGAATCTTAAAAAGGATTGACGTTTATAGGGCGCGAGAAGTAAGGAGTATGTATGCAGGTGCGAGCGTTATCGATTAAGAACCCCGTCTCCTACCTCGTCGCGGCCGGCGTCAAGGACGTCGAGAACCGAACGTGGCAGACCGAGTATCGGGGGCGACTATATATCCACTCGTCGGGGGCGAAGGATTTCTTCTTCTTCTCCGAGCGTTGCGCCCGCGACCTCGATAACTTCGACCGGATCGCCGACCTGCCTGACGATCACTGGTCGTCGATCGCCATGGAGCGATTTTTCAACTGGCAGGCAGCGCGATATGGCCTGCCGAATTTCGACGACCGCGAGGCAAACCTCGCCGCGAGCAAGGCGCGCGGACTCCAACTCGTCGCGCGATCGATCATCGGGGCCGTCGATCTCGTAGATATAGTCCAGGACAGCCCGAGCGAGTGGGCACTCCCTGGTCAATATCACTGGATTCTAAAAAACGCCGAGCTGTTCGACAAGCCCATAGGGGGCGTCGAGGGCCGGCTCAAGATTTTCCAGGTCGATATCTGACCTGGGGGAGGGTAACGAATGCGTAAACAGTGGCGGGGCGTCGACATAACGCCGAGTGGCCGGGTCTCTCGCGCGAGCGGGAGCGGCAGGGGCTAGATGCTGGTTCAATCGGCCGAAACGGTCCTAAGGGCGCTCGAAGGGGCGCCCTTTTTGCTCGCCTTTTCTGGCGGCAAGGACTCCGTAACGATGCTCGACATCGTGGCGCGTGCGCAAATTCCCGGCGCCCGCGTCGTTCACTTCTACCTCGCCCCCGGCATCCCCTCGCGCGAGCGCCTACTCTCGTATTACGAATCCCGCTATGGCATCAAGATCGATCGCCGCGAGTCCTGGTATGGCGCCACGCTCCGTACCGGCCGGAAGGTGAAACAGGGCGAGACGTTCAAGGCCCTCCGCGAAGAGTTCGGCGTCAAGTATATCGCCGAGGGCATCAAGCCGACAGACTCGATAATCCGCTGCGCGCTCATCAAGCGGGCGATGGCCGGAATAAATCACGATATGGGCGCCGTGTACCCGATCTATCGCTGGTACGACTCCGCGGTCATGGCATATATCCGGCAGCATAAACTTCTGTTGCCGCCCGAATATCAAGCGAACATGAAACACGACCTCTCGAATGCGACGCTCGAATCGCTCGAGTGGATGAAACATAACTTGCCGGCGGACTATCGCGTGATCCTGGCAACGTACCCGAAGCTTGCCGACCGAATGATTCAACGGGAAATGTACGCGGAGGAAGCCCGATGAAAGAGAAGCGAGGAATCGTAATACATAAGACAGGAGCGATCGGGCCATCGTGCGTTGGCTTGTTCCCAGCGAAGATGGTTTTACCTGATGGTCGAGTAGAACCGCTTATAGTTCGGTGGGACAATCGCGATAGCTTTACTTCACCAATGGGGACATTCACTCGCGATCATGAGGGAATATATCGATGGTCATACGATAATCGTGTGACAATGGTGTTACATGAGGTAGCCGTCAACTAAGCCTAATTTTCCAATCTGACCGTCGTGATGACAGGACAGGGAGACCATGGGAGCCAACAAACTCGAGAAGTTCACCCACGAGCAGGTGAACCGTAAAGACATCCACGGCGCCGAGTATAACCCTCGCCGCATAGACTCCGAGACAGAGAAGCGCCTCCGAGCCGACCTCCGCGACGTCGGACTCGTTCAGCCTGTCGTCGTGAATCGCCAAACCATGAACATCGTTGGCGGGCATCAGCGCGTCAACGCCATGGACGCGATCCTCCGCCGTGACGATTACGACCTAACCGTCGCCATGATCGACGTGGACGAACGGGAAGAAGTTAAGATAAATATCCTCCTCAACAATCCCGCAGTGCAAGGCGAATGGGACACGTTCAAGCTCGCGGATCTGAAGCTCGAGTTTGATTTCAACCCCGACGAATTAGGCTTCAACCTTCAGGACGCCCTCGTTCTTTTCGACCTGAGCGAGTCCGATCCCACGCGCGAGCAGGACGTCGAGGAGGAGCCGCCCGAGGAATCCGAGGAGCCAGAAGACCCGGACGAGCTCGGCGAGGAACCGAGCGAACAAACGAAACAGAATCGGCTCCACGCCGCGGCTGCCAGGGCGCAGAACAAGGGGCGGCTCGACGACTACGACGAGAAGGAAAACGACACGCTCCTGACGTTCGTCTTCCCGACAGCCCGAGAAAAACACGAAATGATGAAGCGCCTCGGAAAGGATATCCGGGAGACGCATCTCCGTTCGTCCGTCCTGTTCGATATCGCAACCGGAAAATATAACTTCACGGACCCGATAGAGATCATCGAAAATAATGCCCGCTAGCCTTCTCGAGCAGGTACGAAAAACTAGTTACGACGGGCTTCTGCTCCTGTTCGATTCTCTGGCCGCGCGTACGACCCAAGAGGCCCCGTCGGCATGGACTGAGGGTCACCGCGTCTTGCCTCGCGGCACGCCCTTCCCGGGCACCTGGGACAATGCTCGTACTCCGTACCTCAAAGAGCTCATGGACAACATGGGTCCGCGGTCCCCGGTCCAACATCAATCGTTCGTCAAGGGCGCGCAGCAGGGCGCCACCGCGAGCGCCGAGAACGTCATCCTGTATTGGATGGCCGCAAACCCCGCTGCGATCATGTATGTATCCGCGACCGACGACCTCCTCGATAAGTGGGTGAATAAGCGGCTTGAGCCCGCGATTGATTCCTGCGGGCTCCGCGGGCTGTTCAGCTCACCGACCATCAATCGCTCGAATAGGCGAACGGGCGACAAGACGTTCCTGAAACAATTCCCTGGCGGATCCCTAACGATGACGAGTGCGCAGTCTCCGGCCGGCCTTCGCGGCGATACCGTCCGCGTCCTCATCCGCGACGAGATTGACGGCTGTCCCCGAATGCTGACCACGGGCGAAGGCGATTGGCTCGAGGTCTCGCGCGTGCGTACGAATGGCTTCGGGCACCGCCGGAAGATATTCGACCTCTCAACCCCGACCCTGTTCGGCGAGTCCGCAATATGGGACCAATTCGAGGCGGGCGACCAGCGTTATTTTTTCGTACCGTGCCCGATATGCGGAAAGTACCAGGTCTTGAAATGGGACAACATCCGCCCCGATTCAAAGGCCGGCCAGCTCCTCGACGCATACTACCTCTGCGAGTATTGCCACGAGGCTATATTCCACGACCAGAAAGCCGCAATGTTAGCCGCCGGGCGATGGGAGCCCGCGAAGCCGTGGAGCGACGAGGATCGCTCGTACCAGCTCTCGACCATGTACTCGCCTCACGGCATGGTCGACTGGAAGGATATGTATTCCGAGTCCGTCCGTCACCAGGAAAAGAACGACATGCGTTCGTTCGTGAACCTGTACCTCGGCTTGCCGTTCAAGGATGAAGGTTCGCGGCCAGACCTGAAAACCGTTATCGAGCTACGAGGGTCGTATAAGCAGGGCGCCGTTCCAGAAGGCGTTTTATATCTCACTGTTGGCGTTGACGTGCAGCGCGGATCGGAAAAGGACGAGAAAAACCCAGCCCGATTAGAACTTGAAGTCCTCGGGCATGGAATTGGGTATCGCACCTGGTCGATTGACTACCAGCGAATCGAAGGGTCGATTAATGACCCGTATTCGGGAGCCTGGGAGAAGCTTCACCAATGGGCAACGGATGGCGGACTTACATATAAGCGTCGCGACGGGACTGAATTCTCAGCTAAGTGCATATTTATCGATTCTGGCGATGGCGAAAGCATGGAGGTCGTCTATCGATTCTGTAGTCGATGGCGGAATACCTACCCGAGCAAGGGATTCCCGTTTGTTAAGGTCGACCCGAAGAAACGAGAGAAGGGGGATATCCCCGGCGGCGAGTACAAGAAATACCGTTATGCGAACGTAGGCGGAGACCAATTTATTTATGAGATCAACACCCGTTTCTATAAGCGATTGATTTATAACAACTTAAAAGTACGCCGTGTCGAGACCCAGCTACAGCCTCCCGGATTTTGTGAATTCCCATACGATTATGACGAGCAACATTTTGAGGGATTGCGTTCAGAAGAGCAACGAAGCGATGGCAGTTTCTATTGTCCAAGTGGCCGAAGGAATGAACAGCTTGATACCAGGGTCTACGCGCTATGTGCCGGTGATGTATGGCTTAATGCCGAGACTGAACGGGTACGGAAGTATTATCGCGACCAAGGGCTAGCCGTCGAGCAAGTCCAGCAGATCACCGGCCGCGTCGTCCTCGATATGCTCGCCGCAAGGCTCGCGGCGAAATAAAAGAGCCGGCCCGGGTAAGGAGGAGGAACCCCGGGCCGGCAACTCGAAGGAAACCGTCAATCCATACGATATAGGGAGTGCATATAAACGTCTAGGATATTTTTCTTGAGTTATCGACCGGGCGTTTTTGATTTTACGCTAGACGTTTATACGGCTCCCGGTGCATTCGTTGATTATGACCGCCGATCAATATGCCCGGTACCAGACGCGCCGCGACGACTACATAGCCAAGCGAACGAAGGTATCCAAGTCCCTCGATTCCGCCCTCGAGGTAGCCGACGTTCAGACGTACTCGGTAAACGATCCCGAGGGTGGGCAGTCCGTAACGCGGCGAAAGATCGATGAATTAACTAAACAACTAGAGTATTACGATCGCCAGATTGATAACCTCGACAGACTTCTCGGCACCGGCGGCGGCCTCGTATCGGTGAATATGCGGAGGCGCCTGTGACCATCCTCGACAAAGTATTCCCGAAGACGGCTGCGCGAATGCGGAACGAATCCGCCAGGATTGCGGCAACCGCGATTGCGAACAGCCTCAAGGCTTCGGAGTTCGGGCGTAGCGGCTCGCTCTACTACGGCCAGAAATGGGAAGGCGGACTCGCTTCTTCCGCACCGTCGCTCATGATTGACCATTCGCGGATGCGCAGGCAGGCCCGGACGATCGAGCAGACGAGCCAACAGGCTAGGGCAATAATAAATCGTGACGTCGATACCGTTGTCGATTCCGGCATGGTACTCGCACCTGAACCGAAATATGAAACGCTTGGTATCACCGCCGAGGAAGCCGAGCGCTGGGCCGCTCGCACCGCCGAGGGGTTCGACCTATGGGCGCAATCCAAGACATCCTCGAGATCAAATTCCTATAATTTCTACCAGGGCCAGCGCCTCATGCGTCGTTACCGCGGGCGCGACAATGAGTGTTTCGTCCGTCAGTATTACTCCCAAGGCCCCGGTCTTATATCCCCGCTTCAATTCGAGATCCTTGACCCCGACCAGATCCGAGGCGAAGGCTACACCCTGACCTCAGGGAATTTCGCACAGGACGATGGCATCGAGCGAGACAGCCAGGGCCGGGAATCCGGCTACAAGATATGGCATCAAGTACCGGGGACGCTACGCTTTGAAGCCATTACGATCCCGCGCGTAGGCCCGAAGTCCGGCCGCGTGTTCATGACCCATGGATTTGACCCCGACTTCGCCGGGCAGACCCGCGGGTTCTCCTCGCTCGGTATATCCGTCCAGGAACTCGAGAACCTTCTCGATTTTACGAGCGCGCAGATCAAGAAGGCGATCAACCAATCGAATATATTCATCGTCGGCGAATCGAATAATGACAACCCCGTTGTCAACCCATTCGATTCCATGGGGAAGGCCGGGCCTGTTCCGAGCGAAGTATTCGGATCCACCCCGACAGTCTACCCCGATGGCGAAAATCCTGAATCTCTGGCGACATACCTGAATATCCCCGAAGCCGCGGTCTCGTCGCCCGGTAGCGTTGGCATTTTCAACATGCCGGGTAGGCAGTCCGCGAAACCATTCGCGAACACTGCCCCTTCCGATTCCTACGACAAGTTCGTCGATGCTTATTTCGCGTATATCGCCGCAGCGCAGGGCACGTCGATCGAAGTCGTTCTCATGCGGTTCTCGAATAACTATTCCGCTAGCAGGGCGACCCTCATCCTCGCGTGGCGCATCGCCGTTCAGCGCCGGTATCAGCTCGCGTGCGATCACCTGGACCCGCTCTATGAAGCGTGGATATCCGAAGAGATCGCCGCAGGTAGAATCAGCGCCCCGGGCTGGTCAGACCCCCGCCTGCGCGCCGCGTGGCTCGCGCACCGCTGGGTAGGTTCGTCCATGCCGAACATCGACCCGGTGCAGACGGTTAAGGCGACGGAACTCGCCGCCAAGCTAGGCCTCACGACTCTAGATGACTCCTCGATGGAATACAACGGCTCGAGCGGTAAGTCGAACCGCGCCAAGCTCGCCCGCGAGTATGCCGAACTGCCGAAGGTTCCATGGGAGATCGCGAAGCCTGGAGCCGAAGAGAACGAGCCTCCGGCTGGCGAGGGACAATCGGACCGCGACGAGAAGAAAAAAGCAGGAGGCAATAAGTAGATGGCGAAGTTCATTGAAGCCATGATCGTAGCGGCGGCTGGATCGTTAATCGCTGGGGTAATTATTGCTATTAAAACATTGCTAACAATGAGCCGGGATATCAAGGGCTTCTCCCCTTCTCTTCAGGCCCTCGCAGCGATCCAGCCTCTCATGATTCGCGCAACCCGACATCAGAACGGGGCGCTCAGGGAAATAGGTGCTAACGGGGCGACCCATAAAGCTGACGAATGCCTCGATGAGGCTGAGTCGGTCTTGAACGAGCTTCTTGTCAAGAAAATCGGAGGCGAGACGAAATGAAAGTCTACAACCTCTCTCCGACGAAAGAAAACTATTACCGCCAGAACAATAACGAGCTAGACCCCGATATCGTATGTAAGCCGACAGCAACCATCGAAGCCCTCGCCCTTGCAGGCTGGCCGTTTCCATCAGGCAAGTATCCTCAGCCCGAGGACAACCTCACCGAATTATGCCTTACGGGCGAGGCCTATACGGTTATGCTTGGCATTGACGCCAGCCTCGCAGGAATACGCCCGAACGAAGTATGGGGCGTCATTGCCTGGGCGATTAACGAGCGATGGTATCCAACGTATCGCCCACTGATCGGCCCGCCCTGGAATTGGGGACTTCGCGAGGTTCTTTATGGCATATCCCGCGGCGTCCCGTTCGCGACCTCGACGCGGCTCACGAAAGGCGGTCACGTTGTCAACCTCGTCGGGTACGTGACGAAACAGGACAAGGCCCCGCGCGTATGGGCCGACATCGACTTCGATGCGATTACGGAATTCATCATCGATGACCCGTACGGCGATCGCACAAGCGGCCGCTACGACACCACGAAATCAGGATGGAACAACCACTATCCGAAAGACGAATGGCTACGCTTATGGCGTGGCGTGGGCGTCCAGGTGCGCCCGAAGGAGTAGCCATGTTCTCGATGTTCCGCGAAGCCCCGCTCCCCGACGGAAAGCCCGGTCCGGTATCGATGCGCCGCATTCTCGCGCTGTTCTTCTCCCTCGCGGCCGTCGCCCTGTTCTTTTCGGCGATCCCCGGCGCGTCGGCCGGATGGTACGGCTTCATCCCCGGCGGGCTCTGCCTTGTAGCCGCGCTCGCGCTCTTGTTCCTCACGACGGCCGGCGACATAGCGACGGTCATATCCGCGGCTCGGAAGTCGTGAAACGGTATGTCGCGACGGCTCTTATCGCTCTTGCTTGCGGCATCCTTCTTGGCCTCACCATTGGTAGCGGAGCCGGTTCGGACGCCGAATTGGAGAACCGAGCTCGCCGTGCTGAAATCATTCTCGAAAAAGCTGTCGACGGAAGTCGCCGCGCAGGCCTCGCTCTTGCAGTCGTCGAGCGACGAAATCGAGAGCTTGAAGCAGAAGCTCGCGGACTCCGAGAAGAGAATCGAGAGCATCGAGAAGCTCTTGAGCGAATCGACGGAATCAACGCTGACCTTACGGCAGGAAATGGACGACTTGCGGACATCGCTCGAGGAATTGCAGGAAGCATTCAACGATTGGAAACTGGCCTCGGAATCGAAAATCCGTAGGCTTGAAATCGAGCGATCAATATATCGTGCCTCCGCCCTTATCGCAGCGGGCGCCGCCGCCGGCGCATTGATTGCGGATTGGCCCGGGGCAGGAATTGGCACAGGTGTAGGAATAGTAATTACCGCGATTATCGAAATCAAGGCTAGACGTTTATACGCGTTAAGGGGCATTCGTTAATTATGCGGGAAATCTTGTATGCGGCCGAACCAGAATACATTCGCTCGTATCTCGAGGCGCGTCTCAATACGCGTCCCGAAGATATGGCTGCCGCGCGCGAGCTGTTCCCGAATATCGCCGGCCCCGGTTCGCCCGAGGCAATAGACAAGATTTATTCACGCGATGGCGACGCAGCCGTAATCCGCGTCGAGGGTCCGCTTTCCATCGAAGGCCCCGACGCCTGGGATATGGCGTATGGCTACGGCGGCGTATCGTATCAGACGATCATCGGCGCTTTCATCCGCGCGGCCGATGATCAAGGCGTCGCCCGCGTCCGCGTCGAAGCGAATACCCCTGGCGGGACCGTAGATGGCGCCGACGCAACGTATCTCGCCGCTCGCGACCTCGAGTCCAAGAAGGCAATCGATACCGTCGTTTCAGGAATGCTCGCGAGCGCCGGATACTATGCGCTCTGCCCATCGTCCGAGATATACGCGTCGAACCCGACCAACACCGTGGGCAGTATCGGCGTCATCGTCGCCGCCTGGGATTTCTCCGGCGCATACGAAGGCATGGGCATCAAGCGCGTTGAAATCCGATCCAAGAACGCCCCGAAGAAAGCTGCGAACCCCGGTACGAAAACTGGCCGCGACGTTCTTCAGGAGCGCGTCGACGCCATAGAGCGCGTATTCTATTCCCGCATCAGCGAAGCCCGCGGCGTCACGCCGGACGAGATCGCCGAACGCTTCGGGCAAGGCGCGCTCCTCATCGCGCAGGATCCGAGCCCCGACGTTCCCGACGCCCTCCGCGCGGGCATGATCGACGGCATCCTGGAAGGCGCAGGCCTCGGCCGCACCGGGCGCCGCGCACACGCTTCCGAATCGAACAACGCCGAGCCGTTGGCCCAGGCGAATAACCCCGCGTCAGCGGGAAGTCAACAGGAGGTTCCATCGATGAACCTGAACGAATTCCTGGCGCAGGGCCCCGCCGCGGTCGCTGAGATAGATCGCCTCAAGTCCGACGCCCGAGCCGAAGGCAAGAGCACCGCCGAGGCTGCGGCTCTGGTGAAGCAGACACGTATCGCCGCCGTAATGGGAAGCGAAGCCTACGCGAAGGACGCGATTATCGCCACGAAGGCGGCGGCGTGTCTCAAGGGCGATATCAGCCTTGACGCGTTCGAGACCGTAGTCGCCACGGCCGACATGATCGGGGAGCGCCTGAAATCCCGCGCCGCCGCCGGCGAGACCGGCGACCAGGGCGAGACCCACGGTCAGGCGCCCGCGGGCGAAGCGGCCGAGATCGCCAGCGCCGCGGCGCTCATCGCGTCCGGCGGCAAGCTCCAGGAGGTGAAGTAAATGCCCGAAACCTATGTCCCCGATAATCTCGGCCCCGTCGGTAGCTTTCCGGTCATCACGGATAGCGTGACCATCCTAACCGGGCAGGGCATCCTCACGCGAGGCACGGTCCTCGGTAAGATCACCGCCTCCGGGAAGTATATCAAGTCACTGTCCGGCGCCTCCGACGGTTCGCAGACTCCCGCCTGTATCCTCGCCGAGACGGTTGACGCGACGAGCGCCGATGCTCCCGCTGTCGTCTACCTATCCGGCGAGTTCAGCGGCGCCGCGCTCATCCTCGGCACCGCGCATACCATCGCAACCGTCAAGGCAGCGTTCCGCGCCCTCAGCATCTTCATTAAGACCACGCTCGCCGCGTAGTCGTTCCCCCGCCCAACGTCGTGAGACAGTCGGGCAATTTTTCAACGTCGTGAGACGTAGAGGAGTAGCTAATGGCTATCGACATGTATGATACACGGGTCATGCTCCCCGCGCTCGAGCAGATACCGCGTCCCCGGACCTTCCTCCTGGACACCTTCTTCAAGAACGTCCGCAAGTCGGATTCCGAATACATCGACATCGACATGGTGAAGAGGAAGCGCCGCGTCGCCGTCTACGTGAAGCCCATCGAGCAGGGTCACGTCGTCGACAAAGGGGGTTTCGAGACGAAGACCTATAAGGCGCCGTATATCAAGGAAAAGATGAAGACCACGGCCGGCGACATCATGCGTCGCGCCGCCGGGGAGAACGTCTACTCCGCCTCGACACCGCAGCAGCGCTTCGCCGCTCGTCTCCGCGAGGAGCTGACCGAACTCGACGACATGATCACCCGCGCCGAGGAAATCCAGGCGTGTCAGGCCATGTTTACCGGGAAGGTGGTCGCCAAGAACGAGAAGGGCGAAGCTATACAGCAGGTCGACTTTCTTCTACCGGCGAGCCACAACGTCGTGCTCTCCGGTACGGACCTCTGGTCTGACGCCGCGTTCAAGAAGAACGCGCTTCTCAAGCAGCTTCGCGACAACCGCCGCCTCCTCGTGAAGGATTCCGGCAGGGCGCCGACCGACCTCATTCTTGGAAGCGATGCGATGGACAAGTTCATCGACATTCTCGACCCCGATTCTACCACGGCCGGTCTGTCGTCCATGCGCGTCGAGCGTGGACAGCTCGACATATCAAACCTCCCCTCCGGCGTCACGTATCTCGGGTACTTCAAGGAGCTCGGCGTCGACGTGTGGAGCTATGACGAGTGGTACCACAACGGATCGGCCGACGTTGCGATGCTCGACCCCAAGAAGGTATGGCTGGGCTCCCGGAACGCCCGCTTTGACCGCAACTACGCCGCGATCCAGGACCTCGACGCCCTGTTCGCCGTTGAACGCTTCCCGAAGTCTTGGACGCAGGATGACCCCAGCGCGCGCTTCCTCATGCTTCAGTCCGCCCCGCTCATGGCTCCGCACGAAGTCGATAGCTTCTACGTCGCCCAGGTGCTCGCGTAAGGCGGCCGGCATGCGCATAGAAGTAATCGAAGGCGCAATCCAGCACGACGGCGGTCTGCACGTTGCGGGGACCGAATCCGCCGTGTTCGAGATCAAGGACGACAAGGAGGCCAAGCGTCTCATCGACCTCGGGAAGGCCAAGGCCGTCAAGGGCCGCCCGCCCTCCGAGACCGCCGCCGAGAAGAAGGCCCGCGAGGAAGCCGAGGCGGCTGCCGAAGCTCGCGCGGTTCTCGAGGCCAAGGCGGTTGAGAAGGGCGCGGGTACCGCCGAGGAAGTCGCGAAGCTCTCCGACGACGAACTCGCCGAGCTCCTGAAGGAGGCCGCCGAATGATCGTCCCCGCCGGCCAGACCATAAACATCGGCGCCCGCGAATACCAGTCGGGCGCCGAAATCCCCGACGACATCGCCCGCGCGGCCGGACTCAACATCGAGCCGGCCGCGGCGAAGAAGTCGGTCCGGCAGGCCCCCGACGCGACGGAGGCGAACGAATCGTGACCAACGTCCGCGCGCTGGCAGAAAGAGACCTCGGGCACACCCTCGAAAGGGAAATGGGAATTGCGGTCGCATTGATCGCACCCGATGGCCTGAAAATCTCCACGACAAACGACGGCCGCCCCCTCGTAGGCCGAGTGCTCTGGAGCCAGCCGCGGACGAATACCGAATCCGGCGAAGTCGTGATCGTACCCGATCCCGTAGTAGAGCTTCGACGATCATCGCTCTCTCGCGTTCCCCTGACTGGCGAACACTGGTCAGTCATCATACCGTCCGGCCCAACCGCAGGCGCTCCGCTCGAGATATATATGCTCGACGCCTCGCGCTCGCTCGAGGGCGGCCGGAACCTCGGGGTTATCAAGCTCCCGCTTCAGCGGGTAAAGCAGGCGGTACCGTAATGGAATTCGAGAACATCAAGGACGCCCTCGACACTCTCCTCGAAACCAACGCCGCCGGCCGCTTCGCTGTCCTCGGTACCCGTAAACGTAGCCACGACGCCGAGGTCGTGCATAACCGCGCCCAGGTCACGACGTACTACGCGAACGGTGATTTCCCGAAATCCGGCGGATCATACGGCGGCCCGTTCCAGCACGACGTCATCTTGAAAATAGAATTCCTCGTATCGGCTGCCGCACGTGCCGATCTCGCAATCCTCAATAATCCCCAGGCAACGGCGCCCCAGCTTACCGCAGCGCTCGCGGCCTCTACAGACGCAACCGCTGAGGCTGACGCGGCGCTGGACGCCCTGGTATCCACGGTATGGAACATCATCATGAGCCCGGAGAATTCCAAGCTCGGCTTGTCCTACAACCCCCAGCGTTGGATAACCGGATTCCAGAAAAACGATCCCTCCCCGAAGGGCGCCCTCGTCCTACTGTCGGGCTCGATGACCATGATCGCATCCGTCCTGGAATATCCGACTCCTGAAGTCGGCGTCCCGGGCGTCTCCGTAGACACGACCGTGAAACTAACCGCCGACGTATCCGGCGAAACCCTCGACACCGCCGCGCAAGGCGTAAAGGAAGGTGCATAAATGAGCATATCCGCTAATAGTCTCGCCGCGGCCGTCGGTTCCGCCGTCAAGAACGTCGTGCTGATGCCCGGTAGCGAGATCGTCCAGAGGAAGATCCTCGCCATGGCTACGCCTCTCGCCGATAAGGCCGCGGGCCTGCCCCTAAAAACCCCGGTTCTCATCATGAGCCCCGAAGACGCGAGGGACCGCGCAGGCGCGGGGTCGGCCGCCGCCCGCATCATAGCCGCCGCGTTCAAGGGATCGAATTACAGCGTCCCCGTATACGCGTTTTTCCAGGCCGAGCCCGTCGGCGCCGTAGCGGCCGCGGGCCAGATGGTCATAACCGTGTCGACCCCGGGCGCGGGTATCCTGTACCTCTACGTGGCCGGGAAGCTCTACCAGATCACCGTCGCCGCGACCGACACCCCGACGACCATCGGTGCCGCTGTCGTGGCCGCCCTCGCCGCCGACCCCGACTGCCCCGTCACCGCCGTCAACACCACGGGCACGGTCGCGTTCACCGCGAAGTCGAAGGGCTTGTACGGGAACGGTATCACGATCGCGGTCAACCAGTGGCCGCAGAACGACGAGAAGCTGCCCGCCGGCGTCGGCGTTACCATCACCGCGATGACCGGCGGCGCGGGCGTCCCGGACGTCGCGACCGACATCGCAAACGGCCTCGGTATCGGCTCCTCGGCGAACGAGGGTTTCTATACCGACGTCGTACACGCGTACGGCCAGGACGCCACGGCCTTGAACGCGATCGCCGATTACGTCGGGCGCGGGAACGAGTTCATAGGCCTGTACGACAAGCTCGTCCACCGCCCGTTCCGCTCCATGACCGGCGACGTCCGCACAGGATCGGCTGGCCTGACCGCGCTCATCGCGATGACCGACGGCCGCGTTACCGACCGCGCGAACGGCGTCATCTGCCGCCCCGGAAGCCTGACGAACCCCGCCGAGATCGCCGCCGAAGCCATGGGCAAGATGGCCAAGGAGAACAATGCTCTCGCCGAGGCAAACTACCTCGACCTCATCCTCGTGGGCGTCGATCCGGGGAACGTGGCGCGCATGGCGGGCCTCGACTGGACGCAGGAGTACACGAACCGCGATATCGCCGTCAAGGCCGGTATATCCCCGACTGTCGTCGAGGGAGGCAGCGTGAAGATGCAGAACGTCGTATCGTTCTACCGCCCCGCGAACATCCCGGTCGCCTCGAACGCGTTCCGCTCGATGCGGAATATCTCGATTCATCAGAATTTCCTCTACAACTTCTGGCTTATGTTCTCGGGTCCGCGGTGGAAGCAGTTCACGGTCGTCAAGAACGTCATGAACGTGACCGTGGCCGCGAGCCGCGCGAACGCCCGCGACATCGATTCGGTCAAGGATGACCTCCTCGCGCTCATCAAGAGCTTCATGGCGAACGGTTGGCTGTACGACGACCAGTATTCCATCGACGCGCTCAAGAGCGTCGACGCGGTTACGGTACGCGCGGGCGGCGACGGTTTCGTGAACCTCGTTCCCTTCATCCTCTCGGGCGAAGGCCTCATCCTCGACACCACGGCGCTCGTCGATACGTCGATCGCCATAGTCGCGTAAGGAGAAAAACAGAATATGGTAAGAGCGAAGTTCAAGGTCGATTCGGTCACGGAATTCCCGGATGTTTCTTCGATTGTACTATCCGTCGTGACGGCAGGAGCGGGCGAGGAAAACAAGAAGTTTTTTAAATGGACTCCCGGTGGGAAAATTGAAATGGGGGTTGTTAGCAAGGAAACCGCCGCACGGTTTAGGCCGGGCAGGGAATATTTCGTCGATTTCACTCCCATAGAGGAGGCGTAAGCCATGGCACAAGACATAGTCGGAACCCCGAATAAAGTCGGGATCGGCGGCTTCCAGTATCGCGTCGCGGCCGACGCCGATTTCAAGCACGGGAAGCCCGCATACAAGAACGAGGGCGAAGAGACTACGGGCGGCACCTTCCGCAAGATGACGAAGCAGTCGCAGGAGGTCGAAAGCGTCACCCTCAAGGTCAACGCCGACGAACTCGAGCGCCTGAAGGAAGCCGCCGAATCCAAGAAGCCGCTCAACCTCTCGTACGAGACGGTCGAGGGCAGCGTATACCGCGGCCAGGGCTTCATCGATTACGACGGACGCCAGACGGCGAGCGGGAAGGTCGAAGTCAAGATGTTCCCACAGAACGGATGGACGTCGTTTACCGCGAAGTAACTGTATCGGGGCCGTAGTCCAGCGGCCCTATATTTTCCAGGAGGCACGAAATGTCCAAGTGGTCCAGCACGACGAAAGAAGTATTCAAGATCAGCGCCGAATCCGCGGAGGCCAGCGTCCGCGAGCTCATCGATTTCTATCGCGTCGACGTCGACGACATCGAGGACGATACCCAGAAGGCCGGCCTCGAAATGGCCCTCAATCGACTCCAGAAGGCATATCGCCGTGGCGAGCTAGAAAACAAGCGCTCGACGGAAGGGTTCCACGTCATTCAGAAGCTCGTTGCCCCTCCCGGAGAGGTCAAGGAAATTGAGTACGCCGAGCTTTACGGCGCTCTCAAGCTCCAGATGGACGGCCTCGACCCCAAGGCGCCGACCGCCCGCCAGCACGCGCTTCTAGGGGCGCTCTCCGGCCTCGGCCCGACCGCTATCGGCGCGTTGAATGCCGTCGACCTCTCCACGGCGGAGTGCCTGGCGTACGTTTTTTTCATGGCGTAGGGGTGATGGACCAGATGCTCGGGAACCTGTTTTCGAGGGGACAACAGATAGATGTTCTCGAGCAAAAATCTTTCCATCAACTAGCGTACTGGAACGAATGGCACGTCATCATGGCCAAAGCAGAGACCCCGAAGCTCCCGCCTAGCTCATAGAAAGGAACCCGATGCCCGAGTTCGCCGTCCCGACATACTTCACGGTCGTCGATCGCCTCACGCCCTTCTTTTCCAAGGGCGAGGTCGCGGCGTCGAAGTTCGAGACGATGGTCAAAGGCGCGTTCGCCCGCACGGGGCACCAGGCGTCTATGTTCAGATCGATTCTCGGCGGCGTCACGTTCGGGAATCTGGCGGCGGGCGCGATCCGGCGCGCAGGATCAGAAATAAATGAGCTCTTTCAATCTTCGGTTGCTGCAGCCTCCGGGATTGCCGCTCTGAAAACAGCGTATTCCTCGGTCTTCGGCACCTCCGCTGGCGTTGAAATGGCCTTCGCTCGCAACGAAGCGAACCGCCTCGGAATGGCGATCGATCAAACCGCCCAGTCATACATGAGCATCGCCGCTGCCGCAAAGGGGACATCGATAGCCGGGGCGACGGTTCAAGAGATTTTTATGGGCGTATCGGAAGCCGCGACCGCCCTCAAGATTCCGAGCGAACAGGCCTCCGGTGCCCTCCTGGCAATCTCGCAGATGATATCCAAGGGCAAGGTTAGTGCCGAAGAGCTCCGCGGTCAGCTTGGTGAGCGCCTTCCCGGAGCATTCCAGATTGCGGCCCGCGCTATGGATTTGACTACAGGTGAACTCGACAAGATGATGTCAAAAGGGCTCCTCACTGCGGATGTGTTTCTGCCTCGCTTCGCATCCCAAATGCGGAAAGAATTTGGCGTAGGTGCTGCAGCCGCCGCTCAAGATTTCGGGGCGATTCAACAGCGATTCGAGAACGTGCAGTTATCATTTCGCCAAGGCATCGGCCAAACCATCCTTCCCCTGCTTACGAGGCTGTACGGGGCCGCGACGCCGATTATCGACAAGATGTCTGCATGGGTCGCCGCGAATCAAGATTTGATCGCCACCCGGATAGACACCTTCTTCGACCGCGCCGGCCAATTCCTAACCGCGATCAAGCCCGGCCTTCAGTTCGTACTATGGGCCGTCCAGAACCTCGCCGGTCCTGTCCTGGCGGGAGTCGCCGCCTTCACGGTCTTGAAATACGGGCTCCTGGCCGCCGCGGCCGCCGGGAAGATATTTGGCCTCGTGAATACGATCCTGTTCGCCTACCAGGCTTACGCCGGCGGGGCCGCGACCGCGCAGGAGGCCCTTAACCTGGTCATGGCCGCGAATCCCGTCGGCCTCATCGTAGCCGGGATATCGATCCTCGTCGGCCTGTTCGTCCTCCTCGCCTCGAAGGTAGGCGGCGTCGGCCCCGCGTTTACCGTCCTCGGGCAAACGCTCATGAAGGGGCTCCTGGCCCCCGTGAATCTCATCATCGACGGGCTTCAATTCCTGTTCGGGCTCCTGTCGAAAATCCCCGGCCTCGGCGGCCTCGCGGACATCAAAGCCGGCATCCAATCCTTCCAGGATTCTATGAACGCAGCGCTCACGGGATCCGAAGGCGCATACAATTTCGCCCAGCCGTACAAGGACGCCCGCGACAAATCGCTCGGCCGCGAAGCCCCGAACCAAGCGCAGGTCGACCGCCAGGAAACCTCTGTCAGCGGCCGAATCGACGTGTACGGGCCGCCGCAGACCCGCGTCTCCTCGCCGCAAGGGAACACGCAGTCGATCCGCCTCGCGTACATGGGGGCCAATCCATGAGCGACTGGCAGGATCGCGTCCGTCCGTATATAAAGCTCACGTCTCCGAAAGGCCAGGTATTCAAGCCCGGCTGGAAGGGCGACGAGATCACGGTCGCGAAGCGAGTAGGGCGCCATGCGTACCCCGGCGTCGACAAGGAAGTCGCGCAGGACATGGGCCTCGACTCCGACGGGTACCCGCTCACGTTGTTATTCGAGGGCCCCGATAACGACCTCGAGTCCAAGCGGTTCCTAAAAGCATGGGCTGAGCGCGGGGTATGGACGATCGTTCACCCCGTCGACGGGACGCTCTACCTCCAGCCCCTGACCGCGACTCGCGCCAATCAGCCGATACGCTCGGGGAACCTGACAACCGTTACCTCGAACTGGATGGAGCCGCTACCCGATTCGGCCGTCGCCTCGAGCGCCGATTCTGCAAGCGACGTGGACGCCGCGGCCGCCTCCGTATCCGATGCCTCGGCCGGAGCTCTTGCCGCGTCCATCGTGCAGGATACCGTATCCGAGACCGCCGCGATCAAGGCCGCGTCTGAATCGAGTCTCGCGAAGATCAAGAAGGCGGTCGCCGCCGGAAGCGCCCGTATCAATGCGATCCAAGCGCAGATACAAGAGACGATATCCGAGACGCCGATGGACGTCCTGTCGCTCGCCGGTGAAGTTACCCAACTCATGCAGTCACCTGGGCTCATAGCCGGCGCCGTAGAGGCCCGGGTACAGGCGCTCGTCGGCCTCGGGCGCCAGATCCTCGCCGACCTCCCGGCTGCACTCTCGTTCGGGTTCCAGGACCGCAACGCCGCTGAAACCGTCGCGTGTTTCGCGAATGCTGTGACGGTCGCCATAGCCAGTACGATTACAAGCGAGCTCCCCGATACCCGTTCGCAAGCCCTGTCGATGCTGTCCGCATTCCGCTCATACGAGTCCGATGTCGTTGCGGCTCTCGACGGGCTCGCCGCAGAGTCATCGGAAACGTCAATCGACCGCCAGTTTTTCGGTCATGGCGGCGCTGTAACCGACGCCCTGGCCGCCCTGAGAGCATCGGTATCCGCGTATCTCCTGTCGATCCTGTTCGACCTCAAGACCGAGCGCCGGTTCACCCTCGAGCGCCCCCGCGCCACGTTTGAAATCGCGATTACTGAATACCCGGCGACTGCCGAGACAGCGGATTATTTCTACGATCTTTTCTGTCGCTCGAATAAGCTAATCGGCCGCCAAGTCCTCTTGCTCCCCGCAGGTTGGGAGGTGGTAGTTTATGTCTAGCCTCCCGATCCAGGGCAAGCAGTACATCATCCAACCCGGAGACACGCTCCAAAAAATAGCCGTGCGCGCGTATGGCGATGCGATGAAATGGTCGAAGATTCACCGCGCGAACCCCTCGATCAAATCCGCCGATTTAATCCGAATCGGGGATATCCTCTATATCCCGCCCGAGGAGGAAATCGCTGCCGCCAAGGAGACCGCCAAGGCCTCCCGGTTCTCAGGGCGCGAAAAGGGTACATTTACCCTCGTCATCGACGGGCACGAAATCCCGGTCAAGAATGGCCGCTTCAAGTGCGGTATGGACCTCCTCTGTTCTTCCTGGGTCGCGGATATCGCATGGACACCCGGGGCCGACTCGTGGCTCGACGCGCGAATCCGTCCGTACTCGTATGCTCCGTCCGAGCTCTACCTCGGCTCGACCCTCGTCGGTACCGGGAAGCTTTACGGCGTCGCCCCGAAACGTACGAAAGACAGCCGCACCAAGTCCCTCGAGTTCTTTTCCTCGACCGCCGATCTCGTCGACTCGACCATGCGCCCGCCGTATGAATTCTCAGGCGTCACCCTGAAGCAGATCGCCGCCGACCTCTGCGGCGACCTCGGCTATCAGCTCGTATTCGATATCCCGGCCGGCCCCAAGTTCGATACCGTGACCGCGAAAAAAACCGAGACCGTAGGCGCGTTCCTCCAGCGCCTCGCGACGCAACGCGGGACGCTCTGCGCCTGCGACGAGCGGTCGCGTGTCGTCTTCATCCGCTCGATCACGACCGGGAAGCCTGTCGCCACCCTCGACGAGGATGCGCCCCCGATCACCGAATGGTCCGCCCGGTTCGACGGTCGCGAACGGTTCAACGTCTACCGCGCCGTCGGGCAGTCCGGCGACGGTGAGGATATAGAAGCGACGGCCAAGGACCCCGCCGTTCCCGGAACTCGCCAGCTTACGTTCTCGCATTCCGACTCTGACGCGGGCTCGATCAATACCGGCGCAGAATGGAAGCGCTCGAAGGCCATAGCCGACGCGCTTACGATCCCGTTCCCTGTCTCGGACTGGTACGACCCCTCGGGAAACCTCTGGCGTGCGAACACCCTCGTTACGATCAAGGCGCCTTCGATTGACGCCCCGAAGCCGTTCGACTTCCTCATCCGAAGCCCCGAATTCATCTTCGCCCCTGAAGGCCGCCAGGCGATTCTGGGCGTGGTCCCGCCTGGCGCTCTCGCAGGTGGAGACGTGAAGGAGCCCTGGTTATGATCGGCCGTGTAACCTCCGACCCGTGGGTCTCGCGTGTGAAAAATGGCGAAGGCCACGCGCTCATGCTCCAGGTCCAGTTCTCCGGCGGCGCGGACGTGCGCACCGTTCAGTATATGCCGCAGGCCGGCGAGGATACCGTGCCGGTACGCGGTACTCGCGTTGCGGTCGTCGATGTCGGCGGGCTCCTCGTCGCCGTGGCTTCTCAGGACGGCATCAAGAGCACCGGGAAGATGGGCGAGAAGGAGTTATACTCGCATAACTCGGCCGGCCAGAAGCTCGCGAGTCTCAGGCTCAAGGACAACGGGCACGCGTGGCTCGGGAATAGGCCGAGCGGGAAAAACCTTAGAACGGTACTCCAGAATCTGATTACTGGGATTCAAGGGGCGACCTATATACCATACCCTGGCGGCGTGGCTGGGCCGCCGGTCCCCATAGTCGACACGACAGGGAAGATCGCTACGGCACTAACCGACCTTGCGTCGGTATTGGATGACACGCCATGAGGCTTGAAATAAACGGACTCGGCGCGATTCTTCTTGCCGCCGCGATGATGTTCGACCTTATCGTTAATATCATTTATGCCGTGGTGTGGATAATCGGAAGGATCCGCTGATGACCAAGCCCACCGACCGCTATTCCGGCGACCCCCGGCTCGTCCTCACGGCCAACGGCGCCGACCTCGATTACCGTGGCGGCCAGCCGGTCATGGATCAAGGCATTGAAAACTGCATTCTCTTGTCCCTGTTCGTTCGAGAGGGTTGGGCTGGGAATGTGTTCCTCCCGCCCGAGCGCCGCCTGGGCTCGGATTACGAGAAGACGTGCCGAGGGACGATCACCCTGTCGAAACTCGTCGACGTGGAGAATTCAGCCGAGCGTGCGCTCTCCTCGAAAGTATTCGGGACGGTAAAAGCCTCGGCCTCGAACCCGACCGCCGACCACTTGGCTGTCGAGATAAAAATAGGCTCCGGCGGCGTCCTGAGCCTCACCCGCGAGCGCGCGCTATGGGTCGCGCAGATCAATGACCCGGCATCAAGGAGGCTTGCATGACGACCAGAAGAACCGAGGCCGAAATGATGTCCAGAACCGAGGCCCCCGTATGAGCTACACCGTCCCTTCGACCGCGGCCCTCGTCGCGCGGAACCAAGCTGCGCTCGAATCCCGCCTCAATCAGACAACTCCGCCCGCGGACAAGGCGTTCAATACAGTGCTCGCGACCATGGAAGGCATGGCGGCGAAGGCTCTCTATAAGTTCGCCGAGGACCGCATCCTCGCAAGCTCTGCGCTGACCGCCCGCGGCCCGGACCTGGACGCAATCGGCCTCGAATACGAGTGCTACCGCGCCCCTGCCGTCGCCTGTGTCGCCGTGGCATCGCTAGCCGCCGATGACGGAACCATCCTCGGCGTCAATTCGATATTCGTCGGCGATAACGGCCTTCAGTACCGAGTTCAGGCCAGCGTAACCGCGCCCTCGGGCGCCCCCGGCTCCGGCGTCGTCCTGTCCCTGGCCTGCGTCGAGGAAGGCACGGCCGGGAACCTGAGCCTCGGCGACACGCTCACAATCCAAACCCCAGTCGCCGGTGCGGGCCGAGTCGCTACCGTTTCGAGCGTCGCGACCATAGGCACCGAGGCCGAGGGCGACGAAGGGTATCGTATCCGCGTTCTCGACATCGAACGCGCCGACGGCGGCGGCGGGAACCCTTCAGATCATCGAACCTGGGCGCAGTCCGTCCCCGGCGTCAAGCGCGCGTATCCCCTCAACGGCCCATATGTCGGTTCGGGGCTCACCCCGACGCCAGCAATGCGTACAATATACGTAGAGGCGGCAGAATCAGTAGACCCCGACGGTATCGCGCCGGCGGGCCTCCTCGATCAGGTCCGGGACGCGATTCTAACGGATACCGAGACTGGTATCGCACGGCAGATACTCGGATTTACTGGCGATTATCTCTATATCCGACCGATCATCCGCACGCCGATATACGTCAAGATCGTCGGGCTCACTGTGAAGACGGGAACCATGGCCGCGGCGCAATCGGATATTGAAAACGCGCTTTCGACGGTGCTCCGGCTTTTCTCGGCGTTCGTGCAGGGGCTCGACCCGGATTTCGATCGCATGGATGAAGTCACGTCGTCGGTCCTCCAGAGCGAGGCCCAGAGTGTTATTCGGGGCTATGGCGGAACTATTCAGAACATTCTGTTCGGACTCACTGTAGGCACGTATCTCGGGAAGTACCCCGTGGCGGCGAATGAAAAACTGAAGCTCGGCGGCATCGTATGGGAGGCCGTGACGTGAGCGAATCCGTATACATGCGCCAGGTAGTCGACGCCCTCATGCCCGAGGGCTCGATCCTGACCCCGGCGGCTGGCGGCTACCTTGATAGGCTCCTTGACGGCATTGCGGACAACGAGCAGGCAATCCTTGAAGCCATGGAATCGCTCGCGAATATCCGGAACCCGTGGAAGTGTGCGATCGAACTCTTGCCGGATCTCGAACGCGAATTCGGCATCACCCCGAACCCCGCGCTGACAGAGAAGGACAGGCGCGCAAATCTCGCTCTTGTCCGATACAAGCGCCGCAGTCTCGGAACCGTAGCCAAGCTTCAGCGCGCGCTCGACCGCGCCGGATTCGGGGCAGGAGGGTATGGGCTCATCGTGACCCCGAACGCGAGTCCCGCGACCGATCCAGCCCCGATCGTCGATAACTCGTACCAGCTCACGGCTCACGCGATTGGCGATGAGTCCGGCGCGGTCGCGGGGAACATGGGCGCATATGCGGCCCGCCGGGGCGGGTATTACCTCGTCAATGGTGACTCCTACGCGGCACGTCCCGAGTACCCCCAGGCCGGGCAGATATGCGCGCGCGCGTTCGATGGCACGGATACGCTCTCGGGGAAGGAGTGCGCGGGGCACTATACCGGATACGCGCTGTATGAAAACGAGTACGCATCGCCAGGAGCTGCGTTGTGGCCGCTCGTTTTTTTCGTCGGCGGGATTGTTGCCCGGAATGCAGATGGATCGATTGCCGCAGTCTCACCTGTTACGATCCCGGCGACAAGGCGGCAAGAGCTACACCGACTCATCTTGCGAATAAAACCCATGGGAATATGGGCGGCAATGATTATACAGTATACATAGCGGCGGAGAAGCCCGGGCCGGTTGCGGGCCTGAATCTCGCGGGAATAAACCCAGGCGCCGGCCCGGGACCAAACGAAATACCAACGTCGAGATGACGCAGGAGGAACGATGAAAGATTTTAAGACTACGTACGGCGGGCTCGTTATTGGAGACTGGCCGAACTCGATTCCGAAAAACGCGAGTGGCCCGAGCGCCAGCGACGGAACGCCATTTACTGCTGACCTCATAGCCGACCTATGGGGCTGGCAGAAACGTATTATGACCCTCGCGGGGATGACGCCTAACGGGGCATGGGACGATTCCTCCGCATCGCAGATTGTCACGGCGATCGAACGCGTGATTCGCGGGCCGGGGGAGTTCGTTCACTCTGCGCTCAACCCGGCCGAGCTCGCCCTGCGTAGACTCCTACCCATGAACGGGCAGGTGGTTCTGATCGCGTCATATCAGCGGGCTTGCGATTCCGTGTACGTGGGCGACGCGAACAACGCGGCGGCGTTCGGATTCTATAAGACCAGCGACTCGAGTGGCGTCACGAGGTCGACCACGGGCGCGTATATGGTCATGCCGGACTGCCGGGGCATATTCCTCCGCGGCCTTGGCGTGAGTGCGATCAGGCAAGCGGCGAACGGGAATTATTTCACCGGCGGGTCGATCATGGCGAACTATATGATCGATATGATGGGGGGGCATCATCATAATTTGTATTCAGAAAATGGAGGATCGGATGGAAATTACTATCATGCTCCTTCAAATAGTGGCAATGCGCTTCCACTTTTGTTCGTAGGGCCTGATGTTAAAGAAGCTGTCTCCGACGGCGCCAACGGCAACCCCCGCTTCGGCTACGAAAACCGCCCGGCCTCCGTCAGCGGTCAAATCTGCCTCACATACTAAGGAAGGAATCACAATGAAAACCGTAGTCCATGAAAACGTCGACGGGTATGAGATCGTCCGCTATTTCGGCGACGCGCAGGTCGACCCCGTAGCCACGTGGTCGAAGATACAGGATAAAATCCTCGCACTCCCCGAACTAGCGCAAATGAACTCCGTCAAGGCGAAGATAACCGCGCAGGCTCAGACGGGGCAAGATGCGTTCAATCTCGCGGCCGCCGCAGAGAAGTCCGGGAACTTCAAGGCCGCCACGTCCTACCAGGCGCAGTACCAAGCCGCTGTCGCCGCGATCCCCGTACTCGAGGAAGAACTCACGCCCCTCGCCGCCGCTTTCGACGCCGCCCGATCGGCCCTGTTCGAGGCGAACGCCGCATACTTCACCCCCGGCCCTGGCGAATCGATCATCAGCGATGCGGATTACGAGGTACTGAAAGCCAAGGCCGACGCACTCGCGTCGAACCAGCAGCTTACGGTCTCAGGAACGTACGTCGCCGATAACCGCGGGAAGGCCTGGTGGGCCAAGGACGGTACATGGAAACGCGAGACCACGGAACAGCTCGGCGTCCCGATCCCGCCCGGCGCCATCCTCGAGGAGAAGCTATCCGAATCGCAGAAGCTCGAGATCGCGGCCGAGTCAGCAGCCGCGAGGCTGGCCGGGTTGACGGTCGAGGAGCGCGAGGCCGAAAAGACGGGAGCCCTGAAGGCAGCCGCGCAGGAAGCCGCGAACCAGAAGACGCTCGCCGAGATCACGGGCGAGAAATTCGACGCCGCCGCGTGGTACTCCGCGAAGAAGGCCGAGATCGAGAAGATATATAAGTAAGGTGATATAAAAATAGGCGAGCCCCTGGACAGGCCCGCCGTGCTTCCTTGGCCCCCGGTTGTGAGCCGGGGGCCTTCTTATTTGCCGAAGAACACCAGGAAAGCGCCCACGGCCGCGGCCATGGCGATGATGGTTCCGATAAACCACTTGCGATTGCTAGAACTTGCCGACGCCCGTGAGGCGAGTACCGCTCGTATTTGGTTCTTCCCAATCGGGTCACCAAAACAAGCGTCATCGGGGAGATCGGGCCGTTTTAATTGCTTCCTAAGTTGCCTTGAAGAGACGTATTGAAGCTGGTCTATGCTTTTCAGGTTCTCGAACTTGATTCTAGCCATATTCGCCCCGTCCTACTTCCCTTACCCGGTACAAAACAGTACAAGCTTGTACCGGGACGACCATTTTACGTGGATGCGGCCGCACGGCGTCTGGCGGACGCGGCTGCTCGTATTTTCTTGTCGAAGAGAAACCCAAATTCTCCCCGTTGCATACATAGCGCGATCGCGAATTCTTCCACGAAACGATTGTACTTTTTCTTCCTTATTCTCCGCTTCATTGGGCCGCCGCACGGCGCCTGGCGGACGCGGCCTCGGCTCTTTCGCGGTTGGCCTTGTCGCGGTTTACTTGCTGGCGAACTGCCCTGCGGATATAGTCCGAGGGGAGCCGTATCGCCTGGTCAGTCCATCTCGATTCGCATATCCCGATCGAGGTCGGGCGCGAGGGTTATTTCGGGCATGCTTAGGGCGCCTCGATTCGCACTGTCCCGCATATCGGGCAGGCGAAGAGCTTTGTAGATTTTCCATGTAGAATCTTTTCGCCTTTGTAGAACTGCTTTATCTCCCCTTCTTGGTCGAACGGGGCACGTTCTAGGCTACGAAGCTCGATGAACTTTTTCGAGCTATCGTTATGGTAAGCCCTAGGGTCTATCGAATCCTGATCTGCATAATTACAGGCATAACATCGCATATTCTCTCCTTTATAAAGCGCGCCCAGAATTGAGCGCGCCGTTACTGATTATATAGGTAGTCTCGTGGGCTTTATTTCTCCCTCTATCCTATTTTTTTGAATATCGACAGCCATTATTCCAGGAACATGATCGGGAATATTTGCACTAAATGCCTCGAATAACCCATTCGTCGCATCGCCCGTGGCCGATATTACTACCCGCCCTCCCTTGAACTTCATAATCGTAACGCGCGGTTGGCTCACTGCGTCACCGCCACGACCGCACCGCCAGCATACGCTTCAACGGTCCCGAGCGTCCCCGTATTTGTATCCACGGCCGCGCGGTACGTTCCGGTCGCGTTCGTATAGAACAGGAGCCCGCCGACGACTGTCCAGGACGTTATCCCGGGGTCCGATACGAGCGTCTTGACCGCGGCCGCGCCGGTACTCATCTGCACGAGCGCGATCGAGTCCGTGGTATCGGTGGGACCGGCATACACCTCGCCGCCAGCATACGACCAGTTCGAGACGTAGTAGGGTTGCGTCGACCCGTCGGGGAGTTCATGCGATACCGGCACCGCGCCGGTATCGAACGACGCAATCGCCGAGGCGCTGACCTTGAACGAGTAGCCGCCGAACGTGAGGATCGAGTCGCCGGTGCGGTACTTCCATCCTATGTACATGGTCTGCGCCGTCGTGGATCCCGTTAGCTCCGCGTAGGCGATCGGCACCTGGGACAAGGTGAGCGGGCGGTCCAGAGACGCGTTCAGGGTCTCCTTATAGAGGTGTAGCACGTATCCGCCGGTCTGCTCGAACCCGCCTACCTTGGACGGGTCGTTATCCCATATAGGCCGCCCCCTAACGACGTACATGGTCCCGGTCGCGTCATCGTAAAGGGCATGGCATCCCCCGGACACCGAGTACGTCGGTTGCCACTCGTTAAGGGTGTACGCCTCCTCCTGGAAGCCGAAATCCTTGATCGTGCCGCCGGCCGATATCGCCTGAGCTCGGAAGTCTTGATAGCCGCCCGTGAACGCGAACACGGTTTCCGATAAATCCGCGAATATCCACGTATTCGAGTCCCATAGCTTGGTTGCGAGGGTATCGGTAAGGTCGCCACCCATGCCGGAATTCATGTACACCTTGGCGCGTTCAGAAATGACGGTCGCGACCCCGCTCGATAGCTGAAGCCGATATATCGATCCGCCGGACACATACCAGGCCTTCTCACCGCGGGCAAATATACGGCCCCAGTCGGAAGGAATAGCGGAAACGATAGCCAGGGCTCCCGTGGACAGGTTGAGCGTCGCGGTCTCGCTAGCGGTGCCGCCAGTTATGGGATAGGAATACGTTATCAAAACATACGCATTGGTAAGCTGCGCCGCCCGTGTTATCGAAACGGAAACAGAGGCCCCGTCCGCATCGGTGAATGTTGCGGGCTGAGGTGACCCCGTAGCTGTCACCGTGCCGAGAGTAGCGTCGCTCGACGATACGACGGCGCGTGCGGAGGTCGGGCTTGTATATACGATTGCGCGGCTTGCCGGGGCCGCCTGGAGATAGAGCCCCTTGAGGTTCGATGCTACGAGCTTCTTAGGGGCACCTGGGAGGACTACGGGGGGCGTCGGTTCCACGGGGTTTGTGGCCGCGGGGGGCGTGACTGCGGGTTCAACCGGCGGCATCACCGTCGTGTCGCATCCCGCGAGCGCTAGAATGAGCGCTAGAGCGAAGGCAAATCTGTTTTTCATGGATTCCTCCATACTAAAAAATTCTACACCTCCCATACGGGAAATGCAATAAAAAATCTAAAATCTTCTATAGAATTCATTTCTGCTTATATTGCGAAAATTGAATTCGTCCTGGGGGTGTCGGGCTAGCGGCGGGTGGACGTTTATAGGGCGTGCGGGGCAGATTCGGGGCATGGCAGAACTTGAACGCGAGGTAATGGACCGCCGTCTCCGGGCGCTGGGATGCGTCGGGGCAGGGGCCGAGTCGAGCCCGTATCGCCGGTTCCGTATCAACGCAGGTTCGGGATGGGTTGCCGCCCCCGGGGATACCCTGCACGTGAAAAAGGCGATGAGCGTCCGCGTATACCCTGGCGATATGGTGCTCAGGCGCGCCCGTCCGTTCATCGGCGCGCCCGCGGGCTGGGCGGATCTCGTCGGCTGGGATTCGGTGATCATCGGCGAGGAGATGGTCGGGCAGCGCGTGGCCGTGTTCGCTATGGACGAACTCAAGTCGGCGGGGGTGCGCTTGTCGAAGGACCAGCGGGACATGGGCGAGCTTGTGACCAGGTGGGGCGGGCGGTTCGAGGTCATACGGTAGGGCTGTCCGAGAGATCCGCGCCGCAGTTGATACAGGCCGTAGAGTCTCCCGGCGAGATACAGAAGCAAGCCGGGCACATAATCGTTTCGGGCGGTTCTTCGCTCGGGCCGAGCCACGCGCGCTTGATGTTCCATTTATTCGTGAGCTTCTTGCCCTGCTTTTTTATGGCGGCTTTAGTTAGTCGTTCAAAGTCCCAAGCGCTTATTGGCATCGGACCGATTTGAATAGTGATTATTTCTTTCGTATCCATGTGCTCTAGTTCAAAGTGCTGATATTCGATCTTTTCATTTTTCAAACCACTGCCTCCTCTTTCTTCCCTTCCCTGAGTTCCTTGATTTTGAAATACGCCCAGCCGTTCTTGTAGTTCTTCTGGCGGGCGATCTCATGCACGAGCGGCACATTCACCGTCAACCTGGTAGTCTGCCCGGCCTCCGCGCGCTTCTTGTTTTCCCTCTCGACAAGCCAGTAATACACCCACATACTCGACCGCCCGAGCTCGGCGGCGACCGCGAGTAATTCCCCGATCGGCCCGGCTTGAATCACGCCGTCCTCGGCAAGCGCGGCGTCCGTCGCCCTTCCGATCCTGTCCTGAACCTCGCGCTTCTCCTCGGGCTCGAGGTCGGCCATTCTGACCGGCCCCTTCCGCTCCTCGAGCTTCGTTTCCACGACGACGAGCGCGCCGCGACGGGCGTCGGTCTCGCCGGGATTCTTGAGGGTGCAGCCGGCGCATGAAATCTTGTCGCAGTATTGGAAGTCCAGGTGCGGGCAGAGACGGAGGACGATATCGGTAGGTTTAAGTCGCTTGCGTTTCTCGGTACCCTCGAAATTCCATTCGATATCATCGATCTTGAATAAGGGGACGCCGGGATAGCGCGGATCCTGGTGCTCCTGAATCAGGTTCGCGTGATCGAAAAATAGCGCTTCTTCCTTGTGGTATCCCGTGACCTCATCATCGAACGGCCGGAGGATTCGCCCGACCTTCTGGAAGTAGAGCGCGCGCGAGCCCGTGGGCCGGATCGAGGCCCCGTATTCAATCCTCGGGATATCGAGGCCGTACGTCGCGAGCTCGCAGTTTGTAAGGCCGTCAATTTTACCGTCGCGATGGGCGTTAATAAGGGCCTTGAGTTCGCCGTCGCTCATCTTCCCTTCGATGCAATGGAAGTTGTACCCGGCGTCGCAGAAGCGCTTCGCGGTCTCGTAGGCCGACTTCACGGATCGGCAGAAAATGAGGGCGGGGCGGCCCTTGGCATAATTCTTGTTAAGTTCGACGACGGGACGGCCGGGGTTCGATATGCTTGTATGCTTAACGGTTCCGTACTTCTCGTAGTATCCGATGACGTCGCCGTATACCTTCTTTTTCTCGAGCAACGCCTCGAGTTCGTTCTCGTCGACCTCCGTCCCTCGGCGCGGGAGCTTGTCGAGGCCTTCGATCGGCGGCGCGTAATAGCGCAAGGGGGCAAGGAACCCGCGGTCCGTAAGCCAGGGGATCGAGGGGCCTTGCACCATGACGTCATACGGCCCGCCCGCACTCGAGGACAGGCCGCGCCCGTCGGTCTTCTCGGGCGTCGCGGTCTGACCGAGTACGATCATCGGAGGGAGGCCGAGTTCTGCACGGGCGGCGTCGGCGGCGGCCATGATACGGAGCTGCGCGTCAAGGGCGATATGGCACTCGTCGATGATGAGGAAGTCGGGCCAGTTCTTGATTCGGTCGATCCTGCGGAGGATGGTGTCCTTGCTTACGCAGTGGACCATATACGCGCGGGACTCCTCGCGCCCGGCCGCGATGTGCGAATGCTTGACGCCCCATTTCGTGAGGTGCCCGGAGGCCTGGCCCCCGAGTTCGTTCCGGGGGTACATGAACCAAACACGTCGGCCCTTGAGGGACGCGGAGGATATCATCGCCGCCGAAAGGGGGGTCTTCCCGCCGCCCGTCGGGAGCTGAACGAGTACGGAGCGGACACGCCGTTCAGTTGTCACGGGCACCCCGTAGTCGGTGATCCGGGTCAGGGATATTTTTTTAAGCGTGGCCGCTTGCGCGTCGGCGTAGAGGCGGCCCTGGTAATCCCTTAACGTGACGGGCCTCCGTTGGTATGCCCGAATGCAAAATAGACGATACTATTCACCATCTGCGCTATTCGGGATTCGATGCGTGCTTCGATATATTTGCGCAGTAATTCCGTTGAAGTGGGGGGGCAGCCTCCCCCGGGGAGATAGTCTCGGAACACTATTTTCTTGCCATCGAGTGTGCCCGTGATTTGGCAGTAACCGTCACGGCAATCATTGAGTTCGGGGAGGTCGAGGATCAAGTGTTTCATTTCTTGCCGCCCATGGTAATCAATGGCTCGGGCGCATATTTCTCCTCGAACGCCACCTTGTCCGCCTTCGCCTCGTGGTATCGCTTCTTGTAAATCGCCTTCGCTTCGACCCGGAACTGGCGCACGCGATCGGCCAGGATGCGCACGGGATACGCCGGGCTGAATATCCCGATAAACCTTGCCCACCATGGCGCGCGGGTCGGCGTGTGCCGCCGGACGTATTCGCGGTAATCGGGGTTGTAGCCCTTGCGGAGTTCTTTCCAGGTGCGGTCGCTCATGGGCGGGCCGCCTTCTGCTCGATATTCGCCACCACTGACGCCAGTTTGTCGCGCAACTCCTTCGCCGCGCGAACCGTAAAATAAAGCTCACCTGAAGTTAGTTCGATAATGACTGGGAACTTCTTGGCGTTATTCTTCTTGCTCTCTCGGACTTCGATCATGATTGTGCCGCCTTGATCCTGTCGTGCTCTATCAGGACCAGCATGTCTTCAATGATCCTCGCGACGTGCTGTTCCTGTTCGGGCGAATAATCTATTGGCAGGTAGCCGAGGATTTCCGAGACGGCAGTTTGAGTGCGGTCGCTCATGGGCGGGCCGTCCGAGAGGGCGAGAAGTGCTTCCCGCACACCTTACACGTCCATCGATTATGGGTGCCCTTCGATCCGCCACGAGGCTTGCAGTCGTGCATAGCTCTCTTCGCTTCGCGTTCAGCGCGGTGTATATAGGGAGGTTTATTGTCACCCTGATGTTTAACGATGTCCTTGATCTCTCTCGTATCCATCACGTTCTCCTTCCGAATCGACAGTTCTCTTCATGGGCGGCCCACACCGTCCGCCCGTACACCTCCGCGCCGCAGTACCCGCAACGGTATTCGCGCTCCTTTTCCGGCACCTCGAGCCGCCCGAGTGGATACGGGCAATCCCAGGTCTCGCACGGCCGATCGCATCCTCTACACGGGTCGCCTAGTGGTGTACCCCGAGCCATGCCGTACAGACCCGAGCTAGAAGCGGCCCGGGCGTTCTCTGCTCCGACGGCCTCGGTTCGGGCCGTGCTCGTGGCCGCTCCTGACTCGAGCGCGGGGCGGTCATCGATATCGAGACTCCCCGGACCTCGTTCCGTCCCTTGCGGATCGCGTGATACAGGACGTGGTAGGGGATATCCGGCTCGCCCGACATAGTTCTGAGCATCGCTAGCCCCTCGATGATCGATTCGCATTCCAGTCCCCCGATCCATACTCGCCGTGTTTTTTCGCCGTAATGGGCGCCTGCGTTTTGATTCACGCCGTACCTCCCAGGATTTTGTTCACGTACTCCATGTCCGGCCCGTTACTCCGCACGCCGTCCACGCCCTGCCGGTACGCGGCCACGGATAGATCGAGGCTCCCCAGGCGCGCGAGGTTGTCGGCGAGAATTCGCGCGGTTACAGGGATCGCCTCGGCGGGGTTCATGGGGTTATACGGAATTCCGTTGTTATACCGTTCCGCGAAATATGCGACGTACTTGGAGTTATGCTGACAAAGCCCGCGGTCACGGTGGCCGTCGGATCGGACGGGGGATTCGGCGGCTGGGTTCCAGCGTGTATTTTCAGCGCGAGCGATAAGGTCGCGCAGGACCGTCATCGGGAATCTGGTCTCCTCGGCGGCTTGAACGAAATAGGCGTAGAACTCGATGGGGATACCCTGAATGCGAGCCGGGGTCACGTCGCGGGGTCGCGTGAGCACGCGGTACGGTTGCGGCACGAACGGCGTCGGGGCCAGGGTAAGGGCGGCGAGGGTTAGGGCGAGGAGGATGAGGGCCGGGTTGAGGTGGCGAGCCGGGTTGAGGCGGGTCACTGGTAGGCCTCGCCGATTCGGCAGCTGGGCGCATGAGGGGCTGGATAATGCGAGCCGCACTCGGGGCAGGGACAGGGCTTGGTGATCGGGGGTGTATCCGGCTTGGCTTCCAGCGAGGCCCTGAATTTCTTGCAGTCGTCGCACTGGCAAGGCTCAGGTTTCGGGAATCCAAGGAAGTCGAACGAATGGGCCTGAAGAAAATCAGCGATGGCCTTGACAAGGGTCTCGGGCTTGTTCGCAAGATAGAACGCGTCGGACAATCCCGCGTAATATGCCCTACGCCTCGGGTCATCTTTCGGGAGGCTCGGATAGGTTGATATCCATTCGGGTTTTAAAACACTCGCCTGTCGCCTCTCCGTCGCCGCGCACTCCTCGCACGTCACGTCGTCGGCGCAACCGCAGGCCGGGCAGTGTTCAGCTTGACGCCCGGTTCGGGGCGACACGATCGTTAGGTTAGAAGCAGTGCCGGCCCCCGTTGTCCAGGTTCGCACTTCAGCGATCGCGGCATCGATGTATTTGGGGGTTTGAAGCGCTGAGTCCGGGGAATCATCCTCCGGCATTCGGATGTACCCGAACTCAATTCCATTGCGAATGAACCTTTGAGCCCGATAGAGCGCGTCTAACACTTTTGCTACGTTCATCATTCCCTCCCGTTAAAATGGAATCTCATCGGTCTCGAGGACGCCCGACAGGATCGTGCATCGCCGAGGCTTGTCGCCATATTTCGCGAAACTCACCGTCCGCGATCGGTCCTCGATACAGGCGTGCCGCCACAACAGCGGCGCGTACCCATGTCCCAGTCCTGAAATCCGTGCGATTTGATGGTGCTTATTTACGATCGCGAGGTTCCCGTCGGAATCGACGCCGAGCCCGTATTGAATCGCCGTCGTCGCGTACGCCTGAACCTCGGCCGCCGTCAGGTCGCGGAGCCCGTCGAGCGTCTGCGAGGTCTCATCGCCCACGAGTGGCCCCTTGCGGAACTTGACGCCGTACAGGATCCGCCTCAGTGGGTACGTGCGGCCGCGGTCGCCCAGGACCGGCACGGCCTCGTCGAGGATGCGGTCGACGATTGCGTCGGCGTCGTCTTGCTTCTCCTCGGGCGCCTGGACCTTGAATGCCTCGGCTACGAATACCGCGAGCTCGTCGTCACTCGGGGATCGGTTCTTGAAGCAATGCCAGAAGGCAGCGAACAGGATCGCGTCGAGGTATGCGTCGCGGCTCGATTTCCGGCCGACGTCCTCGACGACATCGGTTATTCGCTCGGCCTCCGCGATAATCTCGGCCAGGTGCGCCCATACCCAGGACCGGACGGCGCGACAATTCTGGTCGGTGAACGCGGCAATTAAACGCGCCTTGATTGGTTTCCAGGGCTTCGTGCCCTTGATCATGTTTATGAAAAACAGGCGGTTCTTGTCGGCTGCCGAATTGACGACGGGGTTGATCGCCGCAAAGATGAACATTTTCTCGAGGTCGAAGGTCTGCCCCTGGCCGTCGATGGTGCCCTTCCATGCAGGAGGTGCATCTTGCCCGGTTGATTGTCGCATGAGCGAAAAAATCTCGTTTCGATTCCTGAGGGCTTTTTCTGAATCGTCCCCGGCCTCTTCGATTCCAACGGCGCGGCTCGACCAACGTGTTCGCTGTCGAATGCCGGCCGCGGTCGAATCCATCCCCGAACATATTTCGATATCGCCAAGTTTGCGTACGATGAAATTCATCGCAGACGACTTCCCGGACTGCGACTCCCCAGTAATGAATCCCGCGGGACGCCAGTCAAGCGCGCCCCCGAACGGGGCAAGAATTGACCATGCCAGGAGCCGGACCACATCGGCTTTCGTCTCGAAACTCATCTGATCGGCGGCATTGAACATTTCCCGCCTTACCGCGAACGACGCCGGTTCATCGTCGAGCCCGATGTCGTGTTCGGCCCGCCGGAGGTACAGGCGTATCGGGTCAGGCTCGCCGTAGACCTTGCGGCCCGTGTTGTAGCAGAGGCGCCCGTCAGGTTCGCGCCAGGCACCGACGCCGCGTATCACCTCGGGGTCGAAGTCAACCGACTCGGCGGCGCGGATCACGAAATCGGTCGCGTTATCCCAGTCTGTTTTCCCCTTGTGTCCGAATTCCGAATACCACCACGGGAGCGGCGCGAGAACGAGTAGCTGGCCCTTGGTGAGGCTGGAAAGCTTGAGGCGTTGGAGGCGTTCGCCCTCGTCGATAAAATAGGTTAGTCCGTCATCCGCGGTGCCGAGGATGCGGAAGGGGATGTCGCCGGGTGTACGTATTGGGGTAGGGCCGCGGGGAGGCCGGGGCGGGGAGACTGGCAGAATAGACTGGCCAGGAACGGCTTCAAGAGACGGAGTTGTTCGGTTTGCCTCAGGTGAATCGGCGGCAGGTACGGGCTCCAGTTCTGGACCAGTTCTAATGTACTCCGCCATTTCTTCCGGCGTTCGTACCTGTAAAGCCTCGATGATGTCCGCGCCTGCCCTGGCGTCCGGCGCCTCAGCGAGCGGCTTAACGATTCGGACCGTACAGCCGAGGTCGCGTAGAATCCCTGCGACCCGGAACGCGGTTGCGACGCCCTCGCCGAGTGGTTGCTTGTCCGTTGGCTTGTCATCGTCGGGATAGAAGTAACCATTTCGCCCCCTTAAATCTTCAAAATCACATTGACTGAATTTCTTCCCGCCAGAGTTCCAGCCGGTCGGGATCATACCCGGAATTGATTCCGCGCCTTGGATATCACCGAGCCCGAATATGGATTTCGGGCCTTCGTGGATACAAAAATCCGCGTCTGGGTTGGCCGCCAGCTTGTCCCGGTTATACAGTTTGATCGGCGGGTTCGCGGCGCGCAGATGCTGCCCGTCGAACCAGAATGTCAGGTACTTCTTTTTACCATCCTCGAAAAACTTGGCGGCGAACCGGCACTCGACGAACGCGAGCTTTCCGTCGGGATCGAAATTCTTCCACGTTCCCTCGATCTCGGTAACGGAGGCATGGAGCGATTTGCTCGCGAGGTTCAGGATGGTCGACTTTATGTAATAGGTCCACGACTCCTCGAGTTCGAGAGGGATGTATGCCGGGCGTGCGGGTTCTGGCGCGGGGTCGGCGGCCGGGGGTAGTGGTACGGCGGCGCGCGCTGGCGCGGGGGCTGAACCGGGGATCTCGCCAAGCGCGGATTGAACCTCGGCGAGGACCTGGGGGAATGAATCGCGGGAATCAGGTAGCCCCAGGATGAGGCGCGCGGCCTCGAAGATGTCGAGCAGGGTTTTAGGTTCCATGCAGACGGGGCAGTGAAGGCCTGTCTTGAGACCTTTTTTTACACCTTGTTCATAGAGAATCATCGACGGGTTATCGTCCGCGTGGAGCAGGCACCGAATTCGTGGTTTGTCGGTCGTCTTGATCGTGATACCGCGGGCGACGAGGTATTCACGGAGGCGCGGCTTGTAGAGGGCGAGGTTGGTGCGGGCTTGCGTCATGCGCGGCTAGCCTCACCGTATGTATTGACCAGAATTCCGGTACTGTTTCCGCTCGCGTAGCGACGGAAGGCATGAGCCGCTAGATCCCGCTCGGTATGTACGTCGGGCCGCCACTTCTGGCTAGCCCGTTTGAGCGTGAATTTTCCGACCCTGTACCAATACAGGCCCCAACCTTCAGGGAGCTCGTCGGGCTTGATTAGATCGGTCTCGCAGACGAAATATCGATAGGCGCCAAGGTGTGGCTTCTGGATGTAGTAGATTTCGGGGTTTTGGTTAATCCATAAAAGTGTGTCTTTTCTGGTGTCCCAGTCCGGTATGTTTCGTATATAGCCCTTCGGCTTCCATTTCTGCCGAGCGTCCTTTTTTGCGTCAGCTAGAAAGTCAGCGCGACTCATCTTGATTTCGTAGAGCACCGTGCCGCCACTACTGAAAGTGAGCACGTCGGGGAATTCTCCGCTGGCGTAGGACTGATATTCGTAGAGTGCTAGCCACGCTTTCTTGATGAAACGCTCGGCGGTTACTCGGCACAATTCAGGGTGCGTCATGCGCGGCTAGCCTCGCCGGAATCGAAACCGAACATGAATTGGTACCGCTCGCCGCCGCCCTTCTTCCAGCATTCGGGGCCGACTTCACGTGCGACGGACTCCGGGTCCGGGAGCCGTCGCTTGCATGATTTACACCGGCACGCGTCGGGGTGGAACAGGAGGAGGATCGGTTTTTCTTCTTGCGTGTTGCCGTGTTGGTTGTTCATGTCCTCATACCTCTCGGGGGCGGCGGGAGTCGAACCCGCTCATGCGCCGCGTGGCGTCGAACGATCCAGCCCGCGCAATGCGCGTCCTTCTCGCCCCCATGTCGCCCGGATCGCTCCGGGCTTATCGCTAGAAAATTGGCTCCGGCTCTCCTTCCGGGAACGCGGACGCTGGCGGCGGCGCGGCCGGTTTCGGTGCGGTCGCGGGCCTCGGATTCGCTGCGACCAGACTGGTATTCAGATACGCGGCCGGCCTGGTATTCGCCGCTGGTTTCGTCGCGGGCGGGGTCGCCGGTCCTCGCGCGGGCGCGACGGGAGCGGACTGAGCCGGTGCCGACTCCTCGAGGCCGAGTTCGCCTGAGTCGGTGCCGACGGGGATTGCTTCGACGTCCTCCGCCTCGGCGCGGGCTGCCAGCTTCGCGGACAGGTCGTCCGCCCCGGTTCCCTTCTCGGGGCGTTCAGGCGCATCGTTCGCGTACGAGTAGAACTCGGCCTCGACGTCCTCGGGCGCGTCGGTATCATCGAGGAATCCCGACTTCACGGCCTCGGCTTCGGCCTTCGCGATGTCGTACCCGAGCAGCTTCCGGGATTCCCGCTCGTCGATAGCGAGCCGCCTGAGCCCCCGGATCTCCTCGCCGTCGATGACGACGGTCGCGTAGTTGATATTCCCGTGCTCCTCGGTCGTCTTCTTCACGAGGACGAGCTTCAAGGGCATACCCTGGAGAATCCCGCCCGTCTGCTCGGCGAAGTATTCGAGGGCGCCGAGGATCGAAGACACGCCGTTCCACGAATGGGTCCGGTACTTGTAGACGCCGCCTAAGTCGCCGGACTGCGGGAGGAAACACGAGAGGATGCCAGACACCTTGCACTTGCCGGCCTGAGCGATCGGACACGTCTCATAGTCGCACTCCACGGACGCGCGATCCTCGCCGACAGTCTCGAGCCTGTCGCCCTTGACCGTAACGACCCCGCGCCGTTCAGCCGTCTCGCCGTCGCCCGCGCAGAGCTTCACCCCGCCAGAGTAGGCCTGATACTGCGTGAAAAAGTTCTTGTCGATCGAGTCGAACGGAAGCCGTATCTTGAGCTCGCGCGGCTCCCCGCCGAGCTTCGTCATAACCTCAGCGTTCGGGATGAGGTTGCCCGTTTTGGGGTCGCGTTCGGTTGTGGTGACCATGAAGAAATCGAACTTCTTCGGGGGCTGGAAGGTGGTCCCGGATTTGGCCGTGATTTTATCGCCCTTGAATCCGGTCTTGATCTTGCCGACTTCGGCTAGGGTTTTGTGGAGGCCGCGTTTGATCATGCGTGCCCACCGTTTAGATAGGCAACTCGCTCAGCCGCCGCTTCTGCGGTTTCGTGATCGCTCTCGGGCTCGAACTTTCCGTCGGGCTTGTAGAAACCGACCGTCCACAGGCTGGGCTCGCTCTGAATGTATACGTACATGATTCCCCCTTACCTAAACGTCTTCCCGTCGAACTGGCCGAGCTTCTTCCCGGCCTCGTCGCGGAAAATGATTTTCTTCTCGCTCTCCTCGTCGAGCGTCGCGTCCATCTTTCGCGCCCGTGCGAGGATCGTGATCTTGAGTTCGTCCGCCCGTTTCGCTAGTGGCCCCTTGCCGCCGATCTCCTCCTTGATCGCGTCGCGCTCGGCGAACCAGCGAACCATTTCCTCGTCGCATACAAGCGTCCCGACTGGCTCCGGGAACGCGCGCTTGATATCGTCATACGTGGAGGGCTCGGGCTCGACGCCGGGCAGGATGTGCTTGTGCCAGAAGTGCGAATACCCGTCGAGGAGCATACGGCCCAGGTCGGGCTTGGCGTCGACGGGGTATTGGTGGAAGTAGCCCATCTGCGCGAGGACGCGGGCCCAGTCGCGGCAGGTGGCGATCATGCCCGCGCCATTCTGGAGAATTACCCACTCTTTCGCGCCGCCCTTCATGACGACCTGCCCGACCTCGAGCCCCATCTTCTCCCAATGGTCCGCCGTCTCCGGGAACACGAGGACCGATACGATGTTCCGGGTCGCGCCGGTGCATACGCATTGATGTTGACCCTGGACCTGGTACGTCTGCGGGATCTTATCGGTACCCGGCTCGCCCCATTTCTCGCGGTATGGGAAGGCTGATGTGGTCTTGCCTTCGTGGAGGATTTCTGGTTTTAGAATGCGGCGGTTTGTACTTGGGAAGAACTCATATGCACCGTCGATATGGCAGGTGACATACGGGTGATATTGCGCGCGGAAAAGCCGCTCGCGGTCGCTTATTTTTTTGCCGGTCGCCTCCTCCGCGAGCTCGATCACCGCATCCTCGAACGCCTTTCCCCAGCGGATCGGGGCCGAGTCCTTGAACTCGGGGAGGGTGTACCCGCGGCTTGCGTTGAAGCCTGGCTGGCGCTCCTCCATGATGAGCTGCCAGGTCTCGAACTGCGTCGCGAATTCAGAGAGGCCGAGGATTGAGGCGCCACGGCTGGCGGATATGCCGACGGGGGTAGAGCCCATTATTTAGCCTCCATAGTTAGGCCGGACTCATTTAGCTCAGCTTCGACCTCCTCGTCCGGCGCCTCTTTTTCAAGAGCCCTGGCTATTGCCTCTCGGTGGGCCTTAAGGTCTTTCGCTGTACCCCATCGCTTACACTCGAATATCATGTTGCCGAGTTCGACCTTTAGCGCGTATGACGGGCAAGGATTAAAACTTCCATCATCGCTTTCGTACTGAACTCTGCGGTGTGGTGGCTGCTCTGTGTCATAAATTATTTTCACGCCCCGCCCCCTGACTGTTCCTTCATCGTGTACAGCTCGCCGTAGTAGTCCGGCTGCTTCGGGTCGGTCTTGAATTTGTTTCGCCGGATCGCGACGCCGACCTTCTGGCCCGCGTGGAACGTTACGTCTGCCGGGATCTCGATATCGAAATTCCCCGTGAGCATGAACGCGCCGTTCGGTTCCTGTTCGTACTTGTCCTTGTCGTCGGTCTTGACCCATAGGGCTAGTGCGCGGATTCCCATTTCGTGCGTCCTCCTTATTCGTATGTCAGGGGCATGATGACGGCCTTACGGTCGCCGGATTTGAAGACGATGGCGCGGCTCTGATACGGGCCTGGCCCCTTACGCCATTCGACGTCCCATACGGTCCCGCGCCCTAGCGCCTCGAGGAATACGAGGTTGACCGCAGTCGGGTCCGGGCATTCGCGAAGGAACTTCGCGAGCGTATGCGAACTCCGGCCAATCTCAGCACGAGAGAAGCCCTCGAACGTCATCACCTTGTCGACGGGGCCTTCGGGGATGACCTTCTTATAGTTCGGGAAGTTTCCGGCCCCGTCCTGAGAGTCCTTGTCGTCGGCTATACGGGCGAGTTGCACGACAGTCGGCGCGCATTTCACGACACGCCACTTGCCCGGAACGAGGCCGAGGCCCGCGATACGGCGGTCGATATCGGCCATGTGAAGGCGGCGGCCGTCGGTCGCGACGGCGCGGAGCTTCGATTCGGGCGTGTCGTCGACCGGCTCGATGAGGATGAAGCGCATGAACGGGCGCGTCTCGTCATCGCCGACCGCACGGGCTACGAAGCGAAGATCGTCGCCGACTCCGCTTCCCTTCAATTCAACGAAATTCGAATACAGCATCTTCGCCTCCTTAAAAACGAATCAGCCCCGGAGGGGATTGAACCCTCGACCTGGTGGAACGCCGGACCGTGGCTGGCCGTGTCACAGCCCTTTGGACTCGGTTGCCCGGCGCTTGCTCCACCTGCTCTACCACTGAGCTACGGGGCCAGGGAGACGCGGCCGGGGTGAGCGGCCGCGCGGGTGGTTACTCCTCGTCGACGGGAGGAATGAAATCGGACTTCTTCTTGGGCTCGACGGCGTTGAAGAAGTCGAAGGATTTTTCACGGAACTTTTTGAAGGCGGACTCGAAAGCCTCGACCTTCTCCTTAAGCTTGTCGCGCTCGGTCTCGACCTTGGCCAGCTCCGCCGCTATCCGGTTCGTTTCCTCGACGACGACCTTGATCGCCTCGTCTTTGCCGACATACGCGGTAGCGTTGCCGATACATCCTCGGCGGTGACCTATCCATTCACTCACCATGAAGATACGGGGATCGACCCCGCCGCTCCCGCCCGACATCTTGATCTTGTCCTGGTTCTCCTCGATCTTGCGAAGCTCTTCGAAACGCTCGACGGAAATGGTTACGGTATCCTCGGCCATGCTGGCCCTCCTTAGGTTTTTCTGCCTCCGCATACGCGGTGGCTATGGGAGCGGCGGGATTCGAACCCGCGTTACGGCGCGGCGGGTGGCTTGCCCTAGGCGGGCGGCGCTGCCGAGCGACGAAAACACCGCGTGCTAACCTCTGCACTACGCTCCCTCGCGTCCCGTCTCGCCGGGACCACGCTCGCCGGATATAGCGCCGGGCTTCGCTTATCTTTCGAGGCTCGTAGCCTCTAGCCGCGGACGGCGGCTTATACGGTTGAATTGGCGTGTTTTAGGGCTCGCCAGCCCGGCTGGACTTCCAGGTCATCTTTCTCCTTGTTATTCGCTCTTCGCGGTTACTGGGTTGTTGCCGCCGGATCTCGGCGGTGCTGTCCAGGGCCTCGAACCCTGCGCACGCCCATATCGTCACGGTGTTCATGTGGTTACTTCTTCCTGTAGATATTCAGGCCGACCGTTACCGGACCGTCATCGGTCTCGACTGCGATGTTGCCGCTCGTTGTTGAAATGACCATGGATTTCCCGGACTTGCTCGGCTCGCCCTCGACGGACAGGTCAACCTCGATGGTGAGCTTCTGGCCCTTGACGGTGATCTTCGGAGCGGCCATATCAGATTTCCCCCGCGATCGCCGATCGGGGGATCGGATCAGCGCCCTGGTCGCGTTCGATCTCGTCGATTGACCTGACCCGGAGCCCGTCGGCAGGCTGAGCGGCCTGAGCGATCGGGCCGCCCGGGTTCTCGAGCTTGTCGATCCTCGAGTGCAGCGCGGCCATGTCGTTGAGTAGTTCGTTCGGCACGTCCGCGTCCATGTCGATCTCGTGCATAATGGCGACCTCGATCGCGGCCTTGATGGCGGTTAGTTCTACGCGCACGCTTACTTCCCCTTCCTGTACTCGTCGATCCAGGTGCCGATACGTTTCTCCGTGGCGGCCGAGGCGTCGAACGTCTTACCGCGGCCGCGCGGCAGCTCGATGTCGAGCGCGTGACAGGCCTTGCGGACGACGGCGATCGGAACGCCCTTCTTCTCAGCGATCTGCTTACAGGTGGCCATACCGTGGCCCTCCTTCTCTGTTCGATTCACGCGTCCCTACGGGCGCGGGTTTACCGTTGCCCCTCAGCGCAGTACCGATACTCCCGGGCGATCCTCTGGCGATCGAGCCGCGCCCGTTCTTGATGCTCCTCCCGGACCTGGCGCTCGAGCTGGCGGCGGGCCTTGCGGCGTTTCCCCGCATTCGCCGGACCGAACAGGGCGAACGGGACGAGCTCGGTTTTCGGGGTGCGGCGCATTTTCTTGATGAGCTTGAATCCGGCGCGGCCGGGGCGGCTGGCCTTCTTCGTACCCTTGCGGCCCGAGCCGCCAGCGCCCGTCGCCTTGCTCTTGAACCGGCGGACGTGACCGATACCAGCGCGCTCACGGCGACGCTCGTATACGTTCCGGCTCGCCTCCGCGCCGAACATGGCCGCGATCGCCGCGAACAGTCCGATCCTGGCGAGGGCGCCGTGCTTCTGCATGCTTCCCATATTTCATGCCTCCTTTAGTGATGCCCGACGTATTTACGCCAGGCCGAGACGAGTACCCAGGCGCCGAACGCGACAGCGCACGCGATGAGTAGCGAGATTAGGACTAGGCGGGGGATGAGGTTCATGCCTGTCGCCGATCGGTGATGACGATGCCGTCAAGGTGTTCGTACTCGTGCTGGATGCAACGGGCAAGAAGGCCTGCGGCGTCGAGAGAAAAAGGCCGCCCCTTCTTGTCTAGAGCGCGAATAAAAACGCCCGTCGGCCGGCGAATAGGTACGAACAAGCCAGGGAATGAGAGACATCCTTCTTCGCTTAATTCGGTGTAGTGATGATCGAATCCGATGATCTCTGGATTAACGAATACCCTCGGCTTGTCTCCGGGGACGTCGGTTACGAACACGCGGAGGGAGTACCCGACCTGAGGCGCGGCAAGCCCGACGCCGTGGTTCTTGCGCATGAGACCGAACATCGCGCGTATGAATCCGAACGGAAGGGGGCCTGTAGCAGGCTCGGCTTTCTGCCTGAGCACGATATCGGTGAGTAGTAGGTTCATGCGCTCACCGCCGGACGCGCCGCCGCGAGTAGAATCGACTGCGCTGTCTCGGGCGCTAGGATCGCGTTCAGGACGAGGCAGGTTGTTCCATCCGCGTACGTGACGCGGACGCCGTTCGCCTTCTGGTCGAGCGCGGTCTCGCCGTGCATGTAGTGCTCCACGCGGTCTCTCATTTTTGGGTTCTTGCTCATGACGGTTCTCCTTTTCTGGCGGGTGGGTGGTTCGCGCGCCAAGCGGCGAGAGTCGCGATTACTTGCTCTCGCTCCTCGTCGGTGACGGGGGTAGCTTCAGGGGCGGGGGGGACGTACTCGAGGCCGACCATGCGCTGGAACTGCGCGGGGGTCATGGCATGATCCTTGACGGCGAGGCGGAGCTCGCGGACGTAGGTCGCGGGGAGGGTGGGGGCAGCGGTCATAGTGGGAGCCTTGCGGCCTGCTCGGCCTCAGCGATTAGGGCGTCAATCTTCGCGATGGCCCGATCGCCAGGGACAACGCATTCGCGGAGGTCCCCGCCCGAGAGAGCGTGGCGTATGTACGCCGCGCCGATTTGGGCGGCCCGCAATAGCCGGTCATTCAGGGGTACATGATTCGCCTCGGCGCGCTCGAGGTCGGCGAACAGAGGGCCGATGTCGGCCGGGGCCGTTGGCTTCGACTGAACCGACTTGAATACGGCGGGGATATTTATTTCGGGCATATTGGGTACCTCTCCTCGGGGCCGGGCTGGCGAGCGCCCTGCTCGTCGAGGTAGTGGATGAGGGCTTCGACCGTAAGGGCAGCCATGCTCATGTATCGTTTCTTCTCAGCATGGAAGAACCTGAGGCGCCGGTTTACGTCGGGCGGGAGCGGAGTCATAGGGAGGCGTGTCGCCATTTCGCCGTCTTTGGTAGCGCGTGCCATGATTACGCCCGTATCCCGGCCAGGATCGCCCGATACTCGTGGACGGTCGGGAGGCGCCCAGCGTTGAGGCGGAATTCATGGACGGCGACCATGAGCGCGGTACGCCAGGCCGGGTGGGTCTCGGAACGGCTTGCGGCGCTCATACCCGGATCTCCCGCTCGATCGCGTCGATGATGACGAGGGCCTGAGCGTGGGTCGCGATCTCGCCTACCTTGTAGCGGCGAGTGATCGCGCGGACCGTCGTAATGAGGAGCCCGAAGCTGACCGCGATATCGTCGACGCGGACGGCCGAGCCGAGGTTGTAGAGGAACTTGCGTTTTTGTTCGAGGTACTTGGCGGAGGGTTTAGGGGTGGAACGGGCCGGGATCTGTAGCGGGGCCGGGGCGGCAGCCGCCGTGCGAGGGTCGAACCCGATTAGGAAGTCGAACCGCCGGGCGGCCTCGGCGGGGCCGTAGAGCCTTATAAGCCCGGTTATAAGGGCGCCCGAGGGGACGGCCGCGGGCGCCACGGGCTTGTAGTCATCGTGGCCCTTCGCGTTCTCGGCCAGGAGTGCGGCCATGGTGTGCTTGCCGCCCGCGTTGATGATAGCTAGGACTTCATTGAGCTGGAAATAGGCGGGTTTCTTCGTGGCCTCGGCTTCGGACATTTTGTCCGATAAACCGGACATTTTGTCCGATGCCTTGTTGATCCATCGCCGAATGGTCTTTTCATCCACCTCGCATAGGCTGGCGAGCTGGTGTGTGGTCATCGTCTGGCCGCTCATCGGGTGGCCTCAGCGGTAGAAGCGGTGTTCCGCCCGAAAGCACCTGAAATGTCTAGCCCGGCACTGGCGCCGCCCCGCTCTAGGATGTATGTTATCTCTTGAGAAAGGGAGCGGTGATTTTTGGCCGCATCGGCCTTGAGCTCCTTATACATTTCTTTGGAGACGCGGACGGAACAGATTTTATCGGTCGACGGCATTTAAAGGCCTCCTTGTTACTTACCGATACTTATATTGCAAGCATCCGTAGGTATTGTCAAGAGGCAAATTCACGATTTTATTGATTAAATGCTGACAATAGATTACAATGTAGGTATTAGTAGATAAGGGGGTATGCTATGAAGACTGAGAAGAACGGCGACAAGATTGTTTCGGTGAGAATGCCGGAGCAGATGTATTTAACCCTTACGAAGGATGCCGAGGACCAAGAGCGCTCGCTCGCCCAGGAGATTCAATTCGTCCTTAAACTAGGATGGGCTGCGAGGGCGCGAGAGCTTGATGTCATCGACGCAGCGGGCGATTATATTGATACCGGCCGTGGCGCAAGGGAGCCCCTGCACTTAGTAGCAGAAAAGACAGGAGCATATACCCCGAAGGATGACGGCAAGACTGATTAGCACGTGCCAGCGTCCAATACTAAGCGCTGGCCTTACCGCATAGCCGCCCTTCGTTCTGGCGACTGAGATAATCCTCAATTTCGCATACCCTGAACCTTACCATGGTCCCATACTTAACGAACGGAATCTCCGGGGTAGCCCTTAGGCACATAAGCCTAAGGGTTCGCGCCGAGACGCCTATCATGGCCGCGGCCTCGATGGTGTTGATTTCGGTTACGATTGGCGGCAGTCTATTTGATTCTTTCATATCGGGTTTCTCCTTAATGCTACCATAGCAGGAGCCACCAGAAATGCAAGAAATGAAATCTATTTCTAGTCGATAGAATTCTATCGCATCGGAATACCGCTTGTAGACAAATGTCTACAAGGGTTTTCGAGCGAATTCGCTCAAGTATTTTCGATTATGTAATTCGCCAGGTAGAACGACAGGCCGTTGCGTCCCTCGACATTCAGTTTCTTATATATGGACGACAACCGATTGTCAACGAACGAGGCGCTATGATCGCCGCTCAAAGCATCGGCGATCGCCTTAGAGTGAGAATCAATAATAAAGAGGCGAATAATTTCTTTATCAATTTCGTCGGTTATGCCATTATTATTAAAGTCAAATACTGGTTTCATCTTCGCGCCGAGGGTGTCGTAGAAGAGGAGATAGATGAAACTAAAGATGATTATGTTGAATGCAAGCGGGGAGCTTATTGACTGAAAGTCTGCACTGTGGAAATAGGCAGAGATAGTGGTTATAGTTATAAAAACAATTATCGACCCGACAACCTTTATTTTAAAATTACGGTTTAGATAATTATATGCGTATAAGTTGAGCAAGAAGATTCCGAAGAATACATACCCGTATGAATGAACAGGATCGGAAACGATGTTTATCGCCGAGGATGCTGCAAGTGCGATCGGATGAAGAATCTTCAATCGTTCGAGTTGAGGGAGATAGCATAGCGCCATCGGGACCGTTAAAATAAAGATCGCTGCGATATTGAAGGCTACTCCAAAACCGAAGCTGCCAGCGATCGCACTGTTGATGAGATTTTGAAGAATTGCAAACGCACCAACGATGGGGAAGAACAGCGCGATGCGTTCGAAATTCTTCTTCACCCAGCACCCCTTAAAACCAGAAACTTAGCGCCTCCAGATCCCCCGCGAGCTCCGCGAGTTCAGGCGCCGGGTTATCGGCGAGGGTGTCCATAAGGCTCGCCCTCGTCGCCTCGAAATCCCACGCGCCGGATACAAGCGCGTTATACTCACCGCTCGCGCGGTCCTTCTCGATATCGGTCCGGTATCCCTGGACCATGTTGAGGGCTAGGAGCGCCATGCCGTGCGCTATCACGCCCTCGTCGCCGCCCTCGAATCCCGCGATCGACCGTAGCCTGGCGTATACGTCCAGGTCATCGGCCGCCTTGTGGTCGAACTGGAACCGGGCGAACCCGTCCTTGCTCGCCATGACGTACGTCGCCAGGTGCGCGAGAGCCGTACGCTCGGGATCGACGCATCCCGCTATGAACGGAATCGCCCCGATGATCCGCGCGGTCGTGGACCCCGATAAGCGCTTCGCCTCCGCGTCCGTCATCCTGAACGCCGCCGCGATCGCGGTCGTTAGCTCCATCCAGGTCGCCAAGAACCCGGATGCCGTGATGCCCTTACCCTGCGCCTTGGGCGCTACCATTGTGTCACTCATGCCCGAGAGGGTAGCACCTCGATTGTCTAAACGACAATCAATAATTCGACTACGTAGATACTACGTAGAAAAATGGGTCTTGTCAAGGCAAAAAAAAAGAGTTCGCCCCTTGAAAGGACGAACTCAATTGAAAACTGTCATATATACGCTAGTTAATCAGTATCGGGCCACTCCTTGGTCTGGCTGGGCGATTTTACAATGATAATCTTCTCGCCCTCCTCATATATATCAACCCATGGCTCATCTTTGTCAAGCTTTCTTTTTTTAAGCATCTTCATCGCCAGGCCAAGGGACCAGGAGGTTCCGCCGCCGACGGGCGTCAGTCTTTTATGGTCTGTCAACTCCAAAGCCCCTCCTCCGGGCGCGTTCTACTATATAACTACGTAGAAAGTACGTAAAGTATATGTAGGCGCGGCGCAACCTGTCAAGTAAAAAATCTACGTAGATATTATCCGGGATTATGGGGCATGGCAAGGGAAGAAATGGGAGGGGGGGGGCGGATAATGTGGACGAGGGAAAGAAGCAGGTTTACAATAAGAAATCTGAAATTCTAAGGAGAATATATGAAAAAGTCAATGAAATATTTTGTCTTCGGCTTACTGGGCCTTGGGGTCATCGGGGCTATCATTGAGAATGGATTCGGTGTTGCCCTTGTTCTTGCAGCGATAGTGTTGGTTGTGTTTATTGTCATTAAGCTACGAAATTTGCCGCAATCGGCATCCCCCGGAATGTCGCTTCCTGATAAAGATTTAGAAAAAGATGATTTCATCGACTGGGGCGATGCGAATCAATACCACGTTCTCAATGAAAATGTATCCATCACCTATCAAAACCAAAAAGGGCAAGTATCGGAGAGGAATATCACGATCGCAAACGTCCTACGGACAGGCGACGGGCAGCTTCTCGTTCATGCTCATTGCCACCTCCGGAATGCAAACCGTACCTTTTACGCGAGCCGGATCCAGAAGATGGAACGGGAGGGCCAGGAGGTTGATGTCGAATCATTCTTGAACGCCCTTATAGAAAACTCACCCGATCGTGTTTACGAGCGAATCGAAGAAAATCGCGAGGAAGAATTATTAGCACTCATGTATATCGCAAAGCTAGACGGGCGGCTAACGAAAAACGAGAGAGAAATCCTGGGTGTATATTTCGGCGTTGATCCTGATATTTTCCCATCTTTCGATATGACGGCCGCGACATATAAAAAGGTTATAAAAACAATTAATGCTTGGGATGAAGAAAAAAAGGCACCGCTTCGCGCTGCAATGATTCAGCTTATGGGGAAGAAGCCGGACGACATGAAAAAGGCGACGGTTGGAATGCTTAGGTAGAATAATATAATTACTATATTTGCTCAACCTGCGAGCGGAATAAGGCTATCAGTGCAATGATTATAGCAACCACGGCCAAGGCAGTGTTCGTAATACTTAGATAGAAGTTGGTTCGTTCGCTTTGTTTTGTTGCCCGAAGCTCAAGTTCACCAATTATCATCGCGGCGATCTCCCGATCCTCGGCAGCTCTTGGCTTGTTATGAAGACTCTTCCCGCCTAAGATCGAGAGATAATGTCGTAACTCTTTTGTATTGGCCAACCATATTTTAGAAAACCAACCTGGAAGTTCTTCAGTCCTTGAAGCCTCTTCGTCTTCTTCATAGTGAGGATTAACATCTTTCATTATTAGCCTCCGGTTATTTCAAAACAATCATCCCTAATGACTGTCGCCAAATCGCCAAGCCAATAGGCATTATAACTGATCGCACGTTGATTCGGTGGAAAATAATCCAAGACTCCAGGCTCGCCGCATCCGCGATTCCGCTACCGCTCCTCAATCCTCCCGAGGATATCCCGGACTGCCAGCGCTGATTCGTGCCGTTCCTCGATGGTCAGGTGCGTATAATGATCGGTCATTTTCGCGGACTTATGGCGGGCGAGCTTCTGCGCGAGATCCTTGTCCGTCGCGGCGCGGATATGGGTAACGTACCAATGCCGCCAGGCGTGGAACGTGAGGCCGCGGGCGACGCGCTCCTCGTCCGAGATCCCGAGCGCGGTTTTGATTGCGCTATTCGATAGCAGCTCCGCTTCCTTTTTCTGGATATGCGTGCCGTGCATCTTCCCCTCGAATAGCCAACCCTCTCGCCAGCGGCTCGACTCATAAAACTTCTGCAACTCCTGCCCGAGCGAGAACGGTAGTACCGCCTCGCCGACGGCGCCTTTTTTTGCTTGTTCAACGATCGAGAACGTGTAGTATTCGACCTTCCCGTCGGGGGTATCGAACGACTCGAGGGATAGGTATTCGGGACGAGTCGCGCACACCTCGGAGACGCGGAGCCCCGCGAACGCCGCGAGCTGTATGAGCAGGCGATCCCGTTGCGGCAAGGCTTCAAGCTGGAACACGCGGGCCGCCTCGGCGACCGACAGAATGTCGCGCTCGGTGTCTTCAACAGGGACGTATGAAACGAGCTTCGCAGGGCTTTTATCCGGCGCCCCGGCTTGATGCCAGAAATCATTCACCGGAACGAACACGGCTTTAATGGCCGAATTCATGGTCGAGTCCGCTATCCCTTTCGCCTCGAGGTAGGCCTTGTACTCGTTCAAGAGCTTCGGGGTTACTTGCCCGATGCCCATGCCGGCGCGCTTGTGCGCCTCGAGGAATGGCTTGAAATGATTCTTAACATTCTTGCGATTGTTGTAGAGGTATTCGCTTGAAAGCCCCGTCTTCTTGCCGCGGCGATCCCGAGCGTAGCGCTTGGAATACTCGCTGCCCTCGAGCCAGAAGGATTCAAGGTAGGGAATAAGCGCCGCCCCAGCCGTAGGGGTATGATTCTCTCGCCAGAGGTCTACGATTGCCCTGGCGTCGCCCTTCTTGCAGGGGTCCAGGTCTCCCTTGCTAGGGTCTTCAACTTCAGCGAGTAAGCGCCCTACTGAGGAGCGATTTATATACTTCCCGGACGGCGGAACGGTGGAATCCCAGAACTCGACGTACCACATTCGGCCATTTTTTGCGCCGTCTGGACGCCGGAATAGGATGAACGGCTCTCTCAT